TTGGAGCAGGAGGCGGTGGAGGTGGAGGGGTTGGAGCAGGAGGCGTTGGAGCTGGAGGTGTTGGTGCTGGTGGGGTTGGTGCTGGAGGTGTTGGTGCTGGAGGCGTTGGAGCTGGAGGGGTTGGAGCTGGAGGCGTTGGAGCTGGTGGTGTTGGAGCAGGAGGTGTTGGTGCAGGAGGCGTTGGAGCTGGAGGGGTTGGAGCAGGAGGCGTTGGAGCTGGAGGTGTTGGTGCTGGAGGCGTTGGTGCTGGAGGCGTTGGTGCTGGAGGCGTTGGTGCAGGAGGTGTTGATGATCTACAGAGTAATTTATTGAAAAAATTATATATATTATGTAAAAGAGAAATATATATAACAACTCCTTTATTAACTACTTCATTATTAGTATCTACAAAATTTTCAATAAATTCACTGCCATTAGCTCTGCGGTATAAAAAAAGAAATATTAATAAAAACCACATTAGAAATAGTAAGACATAAATCATCTACTAATCTGGATTTTAAAAAAGAACAAATATATCCCGTAAATATCACTAATATAATTTAATCGTATTACAATTAAATTATATTATATTATTATGCAATTATAAAATTAATTATAGCTGTACTGAGGATTTGGAAATGCGTATTTATTTCCTAGAGGCACATACTCACGTCCTCTAGGTGTATTTCTACCACCCTCGTATGTTGTAGTTAGCTTAGTAGAAGAAGTCGGTTTTGTATATTTGGTATCTGAGAAGGTTCCAAATAATGAAGGTACACCTTCAATACGCTCCAAACCAATTGTAGTTGGATTTGCACTCTTCATGAATGAGCAATCATATGGATCACATTGTTGAATCTGTCTTGGGCCAGGAACAGTAGCAGCCATTGAATACTGTGCACCAGCTCTCTCAGCCTGGCGTTTTCTAGAGACTTGAACTAAAGCATCCGAATTATGCTGATACCATGCACGCAAAGAATTGCCGTACTTGGAAGGTACAACATTTACAGCACAATGACTCTTATAATCAGTCACTAGACGCCCATCATCCATGACTGCTGCATACTGGGGATATCTCTGGTCAGCAATAGGCTCAGTACCTCTAGCAGGCACCTCAGCTGCCATAGCTGCCTTTTCCGTGACATTTCCATTTAAGACAGGTCTGAAGGTTGGCTTTGTTGGCTTTTGGAACTGTTGAGCGTCCATCTAACAAAGGGATTATTTTTAGATAATACTTTCCAGCATCTCACTAGAGTCACTGACAAAAGCTGCCCCCTCAGCCGGTGGTGCAGGCCCATCCAGCATTAAATTATTCTCAGAAGACTTCTTCAGAAGTTCAATAAAATCCTTCCTTCTGGCACCTGCAGGTGCACTCAGATTCTTCTGCTTCACAAGGGCCTTCAGCTCGGCAACAGACATTGCATCCAGATCCGGAGATAACTTTGTCACGCTAACCGGTGCTAAGGTCGTTCCAGATAAAGTAGAAGAGCTCTCGTCAATCTGCAGTGTCTTGGACTCCATAGCCTCAGTTGCACTAGCGGATTCTAAGGCCTGCTCCAGAGTCTGCTGATAGTCTTCTACTGCCTCAGCCGTTGCGGCACCAACATCTTCTACCTCATCCTGTTGAATAGGAACCGGACCGGAAATGGCATTCAAGTACTCAGGCGTTGGTTCAAACTCCTGCATGTAGGATGGAGGAGGACCTGATGCAAAAGGTGCAGAATCCAGCATCATCTTTAGATCCGTAAGAACACCTTCAAATAGACCCATCTTCTTCTCCGTCATTGTAAGACGGTTGTACAGATAGAAAATTATAGAACCAAATACTAAGGTAAGAACCACACCAATCATCAGTGCATCATTCATCTTCTATGTCAACCTCTGATGTTTTCAGAGGCAAAGAAAACGCGTCCAAGTTAAAGTAATCCTGCTCAAGAACTTTAGATTCTAAGAGCAATTCTTGTACACTACTCATCATATTTATCCCAGGAACAACTTGATATTTATATAATATTTTAGCATCTGCCATCATTTCAGAGTCTACGCAAAGTTTTCTGACATTACTTGGTGCAGTTGCAGCGTGAGAAAAAAGGTGTGTAGAGACAATACTAGTCACTCTTTCAGATGTCCAGAGCTGTTGTAGGAAAATCTGGCTTGCCGTGGCAGCATCTGGAGGATTTGTTGTGTGAAAAAGTTCATCTATGATTACCCAGCCACGAGTATCACCAAGACGTAAACGTTTCAGAATCTCACCAGCCACACTCACTTCACGTTCAAAGAGACTCTCTTGACCGGGGCAATCTTCCAACCTCAAACTACTAATAATCCATTCTACCGGTGTTAAGGTACACCGTTTAGCAAAAGCAACACCCCATATATGTGCAAACATGAGGTTTGTCAGTGTTGATCTTAAGAATGTTGACTTGCCACCTCTGTTGGGGCCAGTACAAATTACATGGTGTTCAGTTGGCCCCATTACGAGAGTGAAAGGCACTCTCTTTTCTTCAGTCAAAAGAACATCTACTGCATCCACCATCTTACAAAATGGAGTGCCTGACTGTTGCCATTTAACCGGGACTAAGCTATCATTCATTGTAATAGCCGCCATTATCTCAACTTGGCCTATGGCCCTGTAGACTGCAGGCAAGACAGTTTTATCTTCATTGAGCCATGCCAAAATCTGTCTCTCATCACCGTAAATAGAAGGGTCAGGAAATGACCAAGGCTTTTTCAGACCATATGAGACCCAGACATCAGAAATTTCTCTGAGCTGTATGATACTTTGTATAACGGCCTTAGCTCCCTTTAACATGAGCTGATCAATCTTGTAGCAGTGTACTGCATTTGTATAAGGAAGATACATTCCATGGCCATATGATATAGCCATACTTAACCATTGTATGATAGTAGAAAACTGAATTTGACCTCCTGGCCGTAAAACTGTACCAAAGATCATAGGCTTAATTGTTTCCCAGTATTGCTCAGGAGTTACAGGAAGACCGTATACAAATCGCAAGGCAAAATAGGGCAAAATAAGTGTCATAAGGGGCATAGTCCAAGCAATGAGAGGTGCTAGAAAAATTTTGGAGATAGCAACATAGACAAGTGTAAAAGGTATGAAATTTAAAGAAGACCATTCGCCCGTAAAGAGTATCTGGGACCAATCCTCTTTTTGAGATTCTGATGCTGTAGCCGGATCCATTTCTCGCAGAATAACTTCATTTTCCAATAAAGTACCAAGACCACGAATCCACTCTTTAGAACCAGCCTTGAGTCGGCGCTGTGCTTCAGATCTTGCCCTTAAGATTTCGGGGCTAGTGGTCCAGATGGCAGCTTGTGCCTTAAAGAGTTCTTTGGCTGATTGACTCTTAATATCCATGGTCTCAAGTACCGCATCAATGCGACACTCTTGTAGGGTGTGTGAAATATCCATGCCTAATTTGGCTTATGATTTGAAAACCCTGATTTTCACGCCAAGTAGTTTAAAAGCAAATCATTATACTTAAGTATAATGACCAGTACGATTAGCCCATTGGTCCTAGCGATTCTGGCTTTAAAGTCAGAGCTCCCCTCAATCCCTGATGAACTGAGAAAACGTGTTCAATCCATCAGGGTAAGGAGTGCCCAAGAATCCCAGAGTCCGGCTCAAGGTTGGAGACAAAAGTCGGCCTCCGGATCAAAATTACAGCAAGGTTCATTTACCAATAATGGAAGATATATGAATAATACACAGAATTCAACACATACTACAAATACTGTACAAGGAAAACCAAGCCTTGGAGGTCATTGGAGAAATAGTGCATCTAGTTTAAATTCTACTCCATCTGCTGCATCACCTGTCGCTAATGCTGTAGCACCATTTAGGTTTTTAAATTCTACTGCCGCTTCTACATCGGCTGTATCACCATGTCCTGTATCACCATCTACACTGTCTCCTAAACCTCAAACACCAACTGTATTACAGACACCACAGACTCCTCATACTCCTCATACTCCCGTAACAAATATGCGCTATACAAGCCGTTTTCACAATGGTGCAAAGAAAGGTGACGATCAGATTCTTAATACTATTATTTTGAATAAACTCAATCTCTTCAGCATCAAGACCTACGACGATGTTAAGCAGTTTCTCTTTCAAATATTAGGCAGTGACCAAAAAGAGTTTGTGCGTGAATTCACCTGGCTTGTATTCAGAAAAGCTGCAGCCGAGAATAAATTTTGTGGTCTCTTTGCCAAACTCCTCTCCGAGATTAAAAAAGAGTATCCGGTAATCTTGGAAGAGATGCGCAAACTTCACACGACATATTTGGATATTTGGAATATCAAGGATGCAGAGGATACAAAGGTTGATCGCAAATGTCGCCTGGGATACAGCCAGTTTCTAGCAGAGCTTACGGCATTAGAGGCTTTAGAATCAGATACAATGAAAGCAACTCTAGAGACTCTGAAAGCCTGTATTGTGGAGTGTCTATCAAGTGAGGAATATAAGGAGACGATTGAGGAATATATGGATTGTTTAAAGCAGCTATGTGGATCAAAAGTGCCTAAGCCAGTAAGAGTGATGATTAAAGACATTCTGGTGGAAGATATGGAAGATTGGATTGAAAAAGGCCATACGGTCTTACCCGGCCTTTCCCAGAAATCCCGGTTTGCTTGTATGGACTTGAGGGATCTTCTTTGCAAATAGCTATGCGTATTTTATTTTAGTTAGATGAAGTAGAATAATGGGTCTTGGAAAATTAGCATCAAGAATTGTTGCTGTCCCCGTTGATGTTGCTGGAGGTACTGCAAGAGCCGCAGGCAAGGCTACTACTGCAGTAATTGTTGGAACTAAAGGTGCAGTTAATGGCCTACTTGATGGTGCTTCTGGAGCTGGTGTAAAGGTTGTCCGTGGGGCTCAGACTGCTGCTACCGGTGTGACCAAGGCCGCTAAAGATCTTTTACTTAATACTGGAAGGTCTGTAAATAGTGCTTTTAATATGAAAGGTGGTCGTAGAAGCAGAAGAAATCGTAATAATATGACAATGCGCAAGAACAAGAATCGTAAGAATAGATCTAATCGCAATAGACGTTAAAGTACTTTTTAAAAAAAGTACGTCAAAAACTATTATAGTATAGCAATGTTTTCACGCTTTTTTAAATTACATGTTTTTTTGCACGCTTTTTTAAATTACATGCCTTTTTTGCACGCTTTTTTTCTAAAAAAGCGTAAAATTGAATCACGCCTGTGGCCCTGTTTAGGTACACAAGCGTTATTCCATGGATTCCAAAATGAAGAAGTCCGACAGAATGAACCGCGCTGCCAAGGAGGACAAGAAGCGTCCCGAGAAGGATAAGACACGCAATGGTGAGAAGAAGCGTGGTGGTGGTGGGGGTGGTCGCGGTGATCAGGATGATGATGTAGACAGCCGCGGGAATCTCCGGGGCCTAATCGCCTACACTGAGTCTGAGGAGGAAGAGGAATCACCCCGGCGTAAGAGCAAGGGTGGATTCCAGCCCAAGAAATCTGCAAAGCCTACAAAGGCTGAAAAGACTTATGATGAGAAGCCTAAGTTGCGAAAGTCACTAAAGAAGCGTGTAGTTGAGTCTGAGTCTGAAGATGAGGAGGATGAGTCTGAGGAAGAGGAAGAGTCACCTCTAACATCTCTTGAAGATGAGGATGAAGATGAGGATGAGGATGAGGATGATGAAGACTATGAAGATGAAGATGAGGATGAGGATGATATGCCCAAGAATCGTATTCTCAATCTCAACTTTGGATTTGGTGATGCCAGCAGTGTTGATGAGCGTATGGTCCCTAAGCGCTATAAGATCAAGAAGGAGCCTGAGTCTGTTCAAAAGTTCTTCAAGCTCATGACTGCTCCACTTGAGACTGAGACGATTGACGATCATATTGACCAGTTCAAAGCCCTCAAAGAGGATGACCAGAAGCGTATGATCACCGCCCTAGAGAATCGCCCCAAGGCCAAGGATCAACCCGTGATGTTCAAGATTCTGAACATGAAGACTACTCCCGAGATTCAGGCCCAACTTCTCTCCAAGTACAACAATCTCCAGAGTCTGGATCCCGGAAGTGGTGAGTATTTCAAGATGAGAAACTGGCTGGAGAAGGCAACTTCACTTCCTCTTGGAATCCGAAAGGAGATTCCCGCCAAGGTGGAAGATGGTCCCGAAGTTTGCCAGGAGTTTATGAGTCGGGCCAAGAAATGTCTGGATGATGCAATCTATGGCCAGGAGGAATCTAAACTTCAGATTCTCCAGTTCATTGCCGGAAAGATTACAAATCCCAATTCCAGGGGTATGTCTCTTCTCCTCGTTGGCCCACCGGGTATTGGCAAGACAAGTCTGATCAAGCAAGGTATTGCCAAGGCCCTTGACTGGCCCTTCCAGTTCATCTCCCTCGGCGGCGACAGTGACTCTAGCACCTTCAGTGGTCACCAGCTCGTCTATGAGGGCAGTCACTGCGGCAAGATTGTCAACTCTCTTGTCGCAGCAAAGTCCATGTCAATGGTTCTGATGTTTGATGAGCTAGACAAGGTAAGCAATACGGCAAAGGGTGAGGAGATCCAGAACCTCCTGGTGCACCTCACTGACCCGACCCAGAATGGTGACTTTGAGGACAAGTATCTCTCAGGTATTCCACTTGATCTGAGCCAGGCAATGTTTGTCTTCAGTGCTAATGACATCACAAAGATTGACAAGGTTCTTCTGGACCGTTTCCTAGTTGTCCAGCTGCAGGGCTACGGTGCCAAGGAGAAGATGGAGATTGCTGAGAAGTTTCTGCTGCCTGGTGCTTTGAAAGAGGTAAATTTGGTTGAGCGTGTTGGTATTCCCAAGGAGGTGGTAACACACATCTTGGAGAATTATGCTAGCGAGGAGAAGGGTGTACGTGAGTTGAAGCGCTGTATGGAGCAGGTTGCACAGAAACTCAATATGCTCCGACTCTTCAACTCACCTGACCTGCCTTTCTACATCAAGGACTTTTCTCTGCCTTTTATCTTGAAGAAGGACCACGTAGACAAGTTCCTTAAAAACAGGAAGACTGAGGATACGAGTTTTATGAGGATGTATACGTAGATTTATAATTAAGTTTAGTATTAGTTTGACCTACATTATTTTTTATAGTAGGCTCTGCTGGCTGTGTCCATATTTGATCTTGTTTTGTGCGCTCAGCTTCTAGTTTAGCAAGCCTTTGTTGGATTTCTTTTGCTGCTTCTGTATTACTAGGACGCTCACACGTTGTACCAGGCCCCCATCTATTTACACCACACCGACTCATTCTATTATAATAATATAGTAGAATGAGTAATGGTACTGGATTTGGTGGACAATTAAACTGGAAATATGATACATTACCCAAATATGAACCATATGTTCCTTTAGGTATGCCAAACTCAAAATCTACGCCTACAACTTCAGTAAGTAAACCTTCAATTAATATAAATTGGGCTAAAGCTGCAAAATTAGCCGCGGCGCCGGTACCAGCTCAACCTTCACTGCCAGTAGAACACCGCCCACTAGGCCGCCGAGGACACCGGTCACACTTACCCCCACCAACAATTGCAGCACCAACAGTTGCAGCGCCAACAATTGCAGCGCCAACAATTGCAGCGCCAACAATTGCAGCACCAACAATTGCAGCACCAGTAGAGCACCGCCCATTAGGCCGCCGAGGACACCGGTCACATTTACCCCCACCAACAATTGCAGCACCAACAATTGCAGCACCAACAATTGCAGCGCCAACAATTGCAGCGCCAACAATTGCAGCACCAATAATTGCAACACAAAGAATTCCAAGACCAATAATTCCAGAGCCACCAATAGTGCCTAGAGAAATTCCTAGAGTTGTGCCTAAAGAAATTTCTAAAGTATTTGATGAACCAATCATGGTATCAAATGATCCAAATAAAATATATTATGGAAATAGTCGGTTTATTAACAATTGTATTGATACATTTAATAGTAAATTAAAAGAGGGTAATAGAGGTAAATCTGGAAGTTTTGGTACTACCTTAAAATTATCTATAGAGACAGATACTTATTTTGTTAAACGAATTGTAAATACTCCATATTTTTATTTAAAAAAAGAGATTGATTTTGCAGAGTATTTAACATCTGAGATTCCAGACTATGTATCTAATTTAAAAGGTGCATTTATAGATAAATCTGTACCAGAACATCCATATGCTTTTCTTATTTATGAAGGACCTAATGGTATGGTCTTAAATGAATTTATTGAACGTTTTCCACCAAAGGCTAATTATAAGCTTGCTTATGACCCTGATACTAAAAAAAGTCTTTTAATTTATAGTAAATTATATTGTTTAATAGTGGCAGCAAAAAATGCTATGAAAACTGTTAGAATTGTACACCGTGATATTAAACCTGCAAATATATACATAGTTACTGATGATAAAAATAATCCAATCGCTTGTAAATTATTTGATTTTGGTCTATCTGATAAAGTAGGTGATCCATTTTTATCACAAGGTAGTCCTTCATATACACCAGTAAATATGAGAAGTGATAAATTTAGACCAGCTACAGTTCCTGCATATAGTGGAACAGTATCATCTCGCCATAATGATTATAGTGTAGATGTAATCTGGAATAATGATTTTAAAATGCAAGGAATACCTAAGCCTAATTGTACAGCAATATTAGCTAATAAAGGTGGCAAGAGAAAATACAAGAAAACACGCAAAAATAAAAATAAATCTAAAAACACAAGGAAATCTAAATCTTCCTGAAGAACAAGATATAATTCATGGCCCCAAAGATTGGATTCTTTCCATCCATGAATCGCCCTACACTCTCGTCATCAAAGACATTCCATTCACCAGTCTCTGGACTCTTAACCTGGGCATTATAGTGTCCTCCACCAGCAGAACCGTGGTGATTGACAATAGACTGGACTGCGTACTCGGCCTTCTTGCTAACCTCGGGGCTCCCCACCGCAAACCACTTCTCAAAAACCTGTGTGGTCTCAGACTTGAAGTCTGCATGACACTTAGACCCATTTGGATTAAATCGTTTCAAGACTAAGATCAAATTCAAAGGCAGTTTCCAAATACGTCTCTGAATGACTGCAGGATGTCTCTTTGGCTTTGGTAGACCTGAATCCTTTGGTGGATCTGGTGAGCAGTTTGAGCACTGATACTCATCAATCTGCTCACCCTTGAATTGATGATCCATACACTCCTCAAGAGTGGCAGCCTTATTATCAGGAAACTCTACCTGCAACTCGGCAAACTCCTCGTAGCGGCAACTCACATTCTTGCAACCCTCACAAGTCACTGATACTTGCATCAGACCCCAGAAATAGTCAACAATTGGCGAGTACTTTGGTGCGACACGCTCCTTCCATGCAGTCAAAGCATCATATACAACAGATGACTTTGCTGCAATCACATTGATTTTCAAAGGTTTAACCATGGCCTCATGCAGTTGATCAATCAGAAAGATAAGGCCTTCATGGGCATCATGCTGTCGTGGTTCAATCATATGGTCAAACATTGTGCCCTCTAAAGCTTTCCTAAAGTGAAAGAGAAAGCCCTCAGGCCGCAAATATGATGGAGGTTTTCCTTCCCACATGTCCTTAATAAGTGTCTTATAAGCCTTACACAGATTTACTTCTTTTGTTTCAACTTCATGAATCCAAGAATCAGAATGCTTATTAAGAAAGACAGTTAGATCTGGGACATGACGTAGACACTGTAGAAGAGAATTCAGATAACATGTATTCCCTAGATTTTGCAAACCAATTTGCCCTTTCTTAGACTCCATACTTTTCTCCATATTTTTTAAAGGGTGATACAGCTTACCGTAAAAAATGAACATTCAATTTTACTTCCATATAGTACAATAATTCAAGATGGCAGATAACTACCAAAGTGTTTATGGCGTCGGTCTATTGGATGATCTGCACAATTATTTTCCCAGAATCTTGTACAACCCACAGCAATTTCAAACTGTTCCAGACCTACTTGCTTATATTCAACAAACAACTAGGACAAGATTCAACCTCTTTGATAATGGGTTACGTCAATATGCTAATAGTTCTGTAACACCAGCACAACGTGCTACTTATACACAACCACAAGCTCGTGTTATCCCTAGACATGCAACTACGGCAGTAGATCCAGTTTCTGCTTCTCTGTTACCTTTACTCAGAAGCCTTATTGTACCTCGTGTTGCAAGAGTGCCATTAAATAGCACATTTACTGACCCAGTAATTGTCAATGCAAGCCAAGAAATTATTGAGGCAATGTCTACCCAAGAGACACTTGAAGAAGATTCTGAGAATAACTGTGCAATCTGCCAAGACACAATGAGACAGGGTGAACTAGTGCGAAAAATTACTGTTTGTTCGCATGAGTTTCATAGATCCTGTATTGATAATTGGCTTCTAAATTCATCTGTACTGTGTCCAACATGCAGACATGATATCCGAGAACCTGCTAGAGCACCCTCTAATAGAAATACGCCAGTTCTCAGTGCTACGGCTGCACCTACAGGTATGCAGACACCTCCAATAAATAGAAATGTTGCACAAGAGAGAACAGATGATGCTATTGTATCCGAATTCATTGGATCACTTTCCTTTCTGATTTAATTTAACTTAGTTTAATCTCACTTAAATCTTGTGGTAGACTCTGCATTTCAATCTTGAACACTCTTTTAATATCCTCCATGTCACTAGTATCTTCATTACAAAGCAAATTAATTGCTGTCCCCTTACGACCAAAACGGCCAGATCTGCCAATGCGATGAATATAATTCTCTTTTTCAATTGGCAGCTCATAATTAATTACCAGGCTTACTTGTTGCACATCAATGCCACGAGCAAGCAGATCTGTACTAATGAGAACACGAGTCTCACCACGCCTAAATGAGCGCATACGCTCCATACGCTCCTTTACATCCATATCACCGTGAATACAAGTAATAGGAAATCCAGATCGGGTCATATTATCAGCCAACCACTCTGCCTTCTGGCGTTTGTTACAGTAAATGAGCGCCTGAGAGATATTCATATTTTTATAGATATCTAGAAGCACTTCAAACTTCCAATCCTCCCTCTCAGCATTAAACACATACTGTTGAATACCTTCTAGATTAACCTTCTCAGGAGGCACTAAGATACGCACAGGGTTTCCTAGGAGTTTTCCTGCAAACTCAACCACATCGTCATTCATTGTTGCACTGAAAAGTGCACACTTTGTTGTAGCAGGAAATCCAAGATTTAGAATGCACTGCAACTGCTCACGAAAGCGGTCCTCTAGCATCTGATCTGCCTCATCTACAATAATAACTTTGACGTGCTCTGTAGTTAGAACTTTGCGACTCATCAGATCATAAATACGCCCAGGTGTTCCTACCAAGAATTGTACACCCTTTCCAAGTGCACGAATATCCTCCCTCACAGGAGTCTTACCCATGACTGCATATGTATTTACGCCCATGGGCCTAGAAATTGATTCTGCGACTACTTGAATTTGTTCTGCTAGCTCCCGCGTAGGGGCCAGACAGAGTACCTGTACGGCCTTGAGTGAAACATCTACACGAGCTAGACTGCCGATAGTAAATGTTCCCGTCTTTCCAGTACCTGAATTAGCCTGGGCAATCAACTCCTTTCCTTCTGCGATAATCTTGATACCCTTCTTTTGAATCTCGGAGGGCTTAGTAAACCCGTATGCGTAGATACCTCTAAGCAAGTCAGGTGGAAGGTCCATATCTTCAAAATTATCGTACATTACAAGCTCACTATCTACCTCAAAACTATCCACGATTTCACTCTGAACACTAGACTCGGCCATACCGTATACTATAAATATGACGTATTCAACTTTAGGCCAACTTTAGTTGGCCGCAACCGCAAAGATTTATCAAGCGGTTTAGGCCTTAGCCAAAGGCTAAGGCCGGTGGCTACGATATTTTTGAGTAGCCTAGGCCTTAGCCGTAAAAATGAATTGTTTTTATAGGCTAGAATATAGTATAACTATGGCAGACGATGAGCAATATGATGATGATCAGTACATTGAGGAGGAGGAGATTGCAGAGGATGTGGATACCATGGAGAATAATGCAACCAAAGATTTTGGCAATGAGCTTCTCAGATTCCACCCAGAAGCTCGCATTGACACAATTGAGACTGTAGTCATGGATTCTCTTTTAACCAATGTCCCACCCAGTTTTACTAATGCGGATGGCCATGCAGATCCCAAACACCGCAGTGCCCCCTTCTTAACGCAGTTTGAGAAAACCAAGATTCTCGGATTCAGAACAAATCAACTAAGTAATGGTGCCCGCCCCTACATTGCAATTCCCAAACATGTGAGTGATCTGCGTGAGATTGCCAGGCTTGAGCTGGAGGCAAGACGTCTTCCCATTATTATTAAGAGGCCAATGCCCGATGGTACCTTTGAGAAATGGAGACTATCAGATCTGCTCATTCTTTAGGCAAAGTTTCCTGCAAGTATGCAGTATAATCTACTGCAGACATTGACCAATTAATCAAATCACTATAGCTATTTGATAGCCATAGATGCATCATACCACATACCTTTTTATTTTTAAAAAAATAGCCATCTTCATCAGTACAGCTTGCTACATAATAAAAGTATGTACCTGTTGTAAGTTTTCCAAGAGCAATCCATGGTCTTATAAGTGGCTTACCCTCTTGAATCCAGTAGAACTCAGAAATTGTATTGGGAAAGGTATCTGGGAAGGCGCCAAGATCCATTACAGACTGTGACAAAAGTTGTCTATAAATAGATTCTACAGAATATCCAAACTGCTCATGAATAAACATAAAAGGCATATCCATTTTTCTTGGATCAAGTGAATCAATAGAAGCCATACGTATCATCGTCTGCCTTTCATTGTTATCTTCTGAACTCATATCTAAGTTTAAAGATTAAAAAAACTTTAACCGGTCCTTTACAGGTAAATAAAGTGCATCACTTTCTTTAACATTAAATACATCATACCAATTCTGGAAATGCGGAACAATACGGTTAACACGATCTTCAGACAAAGAATGAACACTCCGTTCAATATTATAGAGGACTTTTTTCTTTCGTTTCTGATCTCTCCAAGAAACTGCATATGATGTAAAAAAAGCCTTTATTGCTTCTTTCTTTTTTTCATTAGATAGTTCAAGGCGATCAGCCTCTTTTTTAAGAGCATCAAGAGATATAATAAGACCACCAAAGTCCGCCCAATTCTCACTCAAAGTCTTATCACCATCTAAGTGCACTCCATAATGTTTAAATTTACTGAAAAACTTTCCAATCTTTCTGGTTCTTGATTTAAAATGAGACCGGTCCCTCTTTGTCCACCATTCTCTGTACTTTGCCCGAGAATTATAATGACTTCCTTCTAAGTCAAATGCGTGTGTTATTTCGTGCGCTATTGTAGCACCGATTCCACCATAATTCCATCCTAAAGGTTTTACCTTAGAATAAAATGGTTCATGCAAGATGCCCCAAGGTATAATAATATGATTAAGATCTTCAAAATATGACGCATTTACAATATGGCAGGGATATAATATAGTACTATGATCTACTGGTTTACCAATTTTTTTAAATTCTTGTTCAAGCCGAGCTTTTTTTATAGATATCATTGTATGTATAAGACTGTCCACATAATACTCAGCCTTTGGTAAAGCAGGTTGGTTAGGAGAACCAATTGAAACGTCCATCCTCCGTATTTTTTCAAGAGTTAGTCCAGTAGTTTTTTTACTCAAAGAATGATTGTTACTCATCACATCAATAGCTGAAGATTTAATTTTTGAGAATAGATCTTTTACGTCACTTTTTTTAGCAGGATCATTAATCTTAGAATATTCAATACATATTGCATCAGGTAGTATAGTGCCAATACACTCTAAATACTCATCTTCAGAACTTAAAAGATGATTGACACCACGCATTTTACGATGAAATAGGTTAAATCTTGCTTCTTTAATAGAAGGTCTCAAAAAATTAGAGTACGTATTTACTACATATAAACTGAGTATAGCCGCAATTTTCTCCATGTCTACCGTACAAATCCACCGTAAAATGTGCTTTATTGTTTTAAACTCTTCTATAATCCACTTTTCTTGTCTCCAATGAGTCAGACCCATGCCATGCATGAATTCTGACCAAAGGAAATCAGGATATATACTCTCTAGTTTTGAGCCCATATATTCTTTATCATCTTCCTTAGACCCCATTTTAAAAATATGCGCAATCTCTTTTTCTGCATCAATGGCCTTAAATAAAAATGGCATTCCAAGTTCTGTTGCACAAGTATATACATAGTGAATGTAAGCAATCCAAACATGATCAGAATGCATGGTTTGTTTTAAATAGTATTTAGAAGGCAAAAGTAGTGATGCGCAAGAAAGAGATACTCTAGTATAAAATGGCTCTTGTTGTTCTACATCTGTATTAATTTCTAAGAGTGCTGATAGATTTGCACTACAAAGCCATCCAAACATCTTGGCCATATCTTCAGCAGTTCTACAATCTAAAATTTGTCCTATAAGACTTTTAATAAAAACTTCTTCTTTAAAATCAGTTGTGTTTGACCAAACGTGTGAAAAAAAACGCAAATGATCTTCTGAAGATTCAGGGATACTATCTGGCTCTTTCTTGCCCAATTTATTTAATAAACTCAGTAGTTGCACCTTATTTTTCTTTTCTATTTCTTCACTTGCGCCAAATTCACTAAGCGAGTTCGGTATCTTGGTCTTCTTTAGCCATTTTTGATTTATATAGTGGTAGAATCCGTCTCCTGGTTGCCCAGTGTGAGACAGTGGATACCGGGGCATTGTAGTCTACACTACTCTGATTATCCTCTATATTTCGTTTTCTGATATAAGTATATGTAGAGAGTGTGTTAGATCTACGTAGTCCTTTGCTAGATTTTAACTTTAAAAGTGTGTGGCGACGCTTATAAAGTTCAGATTCTGCTATTGGGAGCCCCTTAAGAATTCTGAGCATCCTCTTTCTCTTTGCTTAGAATTGTTTTGAGAGTGTCTGAAACTTGATCTTTCATTAAATTTATAAAAGGATGGCCTATGGAAATCTTTGTCCATGAGCAGCAGGAATATATATCTTGGCCACTGTACTGATATAAAAAGAAACCATTTGCATTAATACTGATGAGACGATAGCCTGCACTTTGAAGATGACCAGCCATTTCACAATGTGACTGTGATTCATCAGGAGATTCTGACCAGCGCAGATATAAGAGTGATGGCCTGAACTTAGTTGCAAGAAGACTAGATAAGATTGGAATCTCTTCACCAGAGACCTCAATCTTGCAGAGTGCAAAGTGGGGCTCAGTGGTTGAAGCAGATGCAGAATTTCTGAGTGCCTTGGCTCTATGTAACAAAGTCTCCCAGGAGGTCAGCTTGGTCGTATTAGGCTCAGTGCCTAGGACCCCATCATAAATGCCAGGATACTCAACTACAGGCTCAATCCACTTGGGATTCACAAAGTGGTTTCCACAGTCAGAATCCTTCAGATACTTCATCCAATCCATGAGCTTAGCACGTTTTTCTTGGACAGCAGTTCTCCACTCGGGTTGCATATCAAAGGGATCACATATTACCGTGGGGACTGCATAAGACTCTAAGAGCTCCAGATCTTTCTTCCAGTCAGTAACACCAATATAGAGTGCTACAGATGAAGTGATATTATTGCCAAAAAAACTGTAGACATCTTTTAAAACATGGTGAGTACCGGGGGTAGCACTAAAGGGCTTCAGATCAGAAATGGACTCAGGCTTTTTAGGAGGAGTTAGATCCATTCTATACATTGAGAATCAAGGATATTCTTTAAATTAGACGCGGCACTTTTAAGAAAAGTGCTCAAAATGATAGAACTTTTTTGCGCGCTTTTTCTAAAAGTTCACTGCAACTTTTGCGAACTTTTTCTAAAAGTTCACTGTTTCCACTGTTTCCCGCAATTCAAACACTTTACAAAGATTGTCATCGGCTCATCTGCAGACCTAGTCTGCAACTCATAGTATGAGCACTTCTTCTCCTTACACTGAGAGCACCTGAATCGGTCAGTAGCCATTGACATATTGCCCTCCAAAATACGCTGCTCTCGTTTTACTAATTGATCTTTGAGATCCTTCCAATGCATTGGCTTCAACTCATATGGTGTCCATGCACCAATTTGATCCAGGGTGAACTCACCATCCTTCCACCGTTCAATCAAATGTTTATTACCCACATAGGAATCTGGGTTAAAATTTCCAATAGCTCTCTTTGCTACCATGTCATAAATCCACCTGAATGTCTCATGTTCCCATGTAAGAGGAATCTGGCGTATCTTAGCCTCATTCAGGCTAGCATTATAAATACCTCTCTCAAGTTCATTCAAATCATTATTATTACAGTGCTCTGAAAGAAGTTTAGTAAGTACCTCAAGAATATGCTGTCTCTGTTTTACATTTAGCGGTTCTGAAGAACATTGCTCCTCAGAAACTAGACTTGACTTGAACTGAAACTGCAATTGTTGGGGATCAATCTTGATAATCTTTCGTCTTTGGATTATTGGCCTCGGTGCTTCCTCAACATCATCTTCTACCTCATCAACTTCTGCATTATTTTCATCACCTTCCGCCTCATCACCTTCCACCTCATCACCTTCCGCCTCATCACCTTCTTCATCTTCATCTGCTTCTGCCTCAACATCCTCATCACCTTCCTCATCTTCGGCATCTTCTTCAAGATCACCTGAGCACGCCTTCTCATAGAACTCCTCGTAGTGTGACGGAGTAAACACCTCAATTGCGCTTGTAGAAGAATCCCATGCAACCTTTGATTGGTGTACAACTAAGATAATAGTTCCGTATACTTCATTTACTTCACATGGTGGAGGAAGCTGATGTTGTGAGAGCTCATCTTCCTTACCCTTGGTATAACCAATTACAGTAACACGCTTTACACCATAGGGATACGTTGTAATTACTGATGGCAGAGTCTTCTTTTTAAGATGTGTCTGCAAGTCCTTGAGGGCAGGTTTTGCACCAGCTTGTTTGATTTGTGCAAGCTCTACATTGCCATCTACCTTTAAAAGAAGTGATGGATAACTGCCTGGCATCTGGAGAGTAGTATACCTCATACGCTTAAATCCCAGTGACTCAACTTTATTAGTATGCTAGTCCAGCGAATTTGGACTAGATCAGAAAAAAAATTGCAAGATGATACAAGTAAAATACTGCAAATCTGGGACTCGGGTTCAACACGGTATGAACGCATACCGAGGTGTGAGCAGACTTCAGATACTGAGATTCACTGGAAAGTTATTGAACGGACTTTAACCAATTTAGGGTTCACTGAGACTTTACTTGAACTCCCTGGCCACTTGAGTCCTACTGAGTTTACATGGAAAGAAGAGTCTCCGGTTCGTATTTTAAAAAACGGCTTTGAGATTCCTGGTTGGAAGGTTGAAACCAAGATTATAAAACGATAAATTGCCGTATTTTTTTCCTCTTAAAGCCTCAGATGTCATTCCGTGTTGGCCTATTATTTGCCGTTCTTGTTATCTTAGCAGTCGGTCTCTGGTTTATGCCTCGTGATGGATTTACAAATCTAGATACGTCAGCAGCTGCACCTGTTCTGCAGCGACCTCCTCGTATTTACCCTGCGCGCACTATTGTCTCCGCTGGCCCTTCTAGTCCCAGCCAGGAAGCTCCTCAAGATGAAGTACGTGTTGCACAGCCTGAGACTGCTATGGACCCCTATGCACCTAATGAAGAGAGCGCTGCGCACCCTGAGCGCTTGAGACATCCTGAGAGAATGTTCAAGCCCGCGCCCATGAACACTGGATCTGACATTGCTGAAGCATCTGGTATTGCATCCGCATCAGCTAATCAGGCTGCCAATGCTCTACAGGCATTTGCTCCTGAGATGGCTCAAAATGGTGGGGAATTTATGCAGGGCATCTTTGCTAATGATGCAGCTGAAGATGGTGGGTTTGCATCTTTTTAGTTATTTATCATAGATATCATATATATAATTAGAATGAATCCCGCCGAAGGAGGTGGACCAGCTATAGTTGCAGCAAGTGCTGGTGCAAGTGCTAGTGCAAGTGCTGCAAATTATGATCCATTAAAAGAAACAATTGAACGCCTTGAACATCCTGGCATTGGTCTTGAAACTAATACTTTTTATGGCTCAAAAGAATTTATAAATAAATGTATTGAACAATTAAAACTAGAAAATAGTAAAAAAGATAGAAAAATGTGGTCTGGAAATTATGGATACGTGTTTAAAATAATAGTAGATGATAGACCTTATTTTATTAAAACAATGTTAAGAAATAATCCAAATGCACCACCAAAAAAAAGTGCTGTGGCATTACCACCTCGTTCAGAAAAAGAAAAAAAAGTAGATGAACAAAAATTTCAACAAATGGTAGAATTAATTAAAAATGAAATGTTAATTTCTAAAGTGCTAACAATAGCAATACCTGATGCAGTATCTATTTTACACGCAGCATATTTAAATGAATCGCCTTTTTTTACAAAGCTATTTCTAGTGTATGAGGCGCCCCCTGGCATGAATTTAGAAGAGTTTCTTGTATTATTTAAAAAAGATCCAAAGGCAAAGGAAAAACAAGAACATATTTACAGTGAAATTTTTTGTTCTTTGCAAAGAGTTCAAAGAAGATTAAATGAAGCTGGATTTGTGCATCGTGATATTAAACCTCCTAATGTATATGTTATAATTGAAGAAGGTGCTCCACTAAGATGCAAACTAATAGACTTTGGTTTTACAGTTCCTATTGGATATACTGGCTTACAACTTGGAACTTTAGCATTTATGCCAAATGATATGAAATCTAATCGGCATAGACCAAAAGGAGTTTCTGCATATACAGGTCCTGCAACTCCACGACATAATGAATATAGTCTCAGTGTGATTTGGTCAAAATCACTTGGAATGAGTGGCAGTCCTCCTGATTGTTTAAATGAGTCTAAGACTGGGAAAAAAGGAGGCGTAAGAAAACATAGAACTATAAAAAGGTCTAAACGCAAAACACGTTCTAAGAAATAGAATGCATCCTCGCTCTTCCAAGCGAAACTTTACTGAACCCCGACTCCTAAACCCATCAAATAACGAACGAACTTGGATTCGCACAATACCAGATACTTACCCTGATATTCTGCGAGCCCCAGCTGTCTCCTATAAAGCTGAACGTGATGATCCGCGTATCAAGGCAAACCAGTATGTAACTTTTGCAAGACCCTATAGGGGAAAACAGGGTCTTCTCATTATTGGACAGCATCAACGGCCCATTATTATTGATGAGACACAGCCTGACAAAGCAAATGTACTTCCTATGCGTCTAGATCGCGAGAGTCTGCAGGGTACATGGGCATTTTCTATCAGTCTATACGAGGCCGAGGGACTCATTCAACTAGAAGACTGTATCATTGCTAATGGCCAGCAAATCCGATCAACAAAGCCATTCAAGGATAGATTTGCATTGCTACAGCGTTTTGTAGATTCCATTTGGTATCAAGACAAGGATTTTCAACTCAATTGGCAAATTCAACTTGCCGAGGTTTTTTCACTAGAGTCCATTAAAGCAGCAATAGAGAAACTAGCCGGCGGCTATCTTTGTCTAATGCCTAATGTGCCCAGTTTAAGACTTCTCAAAGTTGTACTACGTGTAGACGAGCCAAAAGTGGTCATTAAAGGAGGGCCTCAAGAATTCATATGCAAGGCCATACCAGGAAAACCTGATGTCTACGACCTTTTTACTATAGAGGGTGAAGCCAGGGGCCGTGCGTCTATTCAGACTCTTTCTATAAGTCAAGCCCTACAGCACAAGGTTGCTACTGGTGAACCTATGCGCGTATTAGCGGAATGGAATACAGATTTTGAGTCCTATATAGTTTCTAGTGTGCTATAAATAGATGGAAAAACAATGCTTTGAAAAACATCAAAAATATCTGGAATTCTATGCTAGGTCTAAGAATCAAGATACTGAGTACTGGGGTCTGGGAATTGAGAATGAATCTTATCTGATGTTTGAAGAATTAACTACAGTAGATAAAAAATTCATACAGACAAAACAGGCGCCCGAGAGATACTCAGTAAATTACTGGAATAATTATAAACCTAATACACTTTTTTCTGCTTTAAGTAAGTTATCTGCAGAAGTGCGTATTCCAACATATGTCAACAGTTATATGTTCAGAAATGTAGATCTTCTTGGAGAACATAGGACGCTGCATGGCTATAAGACTAAAGTTAATCTACTCTATAGTGATGAAAGCATAGATGAGTATTTGAGAAAAGTAAGCCCTACTTATTCTGAATTCTTTAAAACACACTTAATCTACGACGGCGACACCTTTGAATTTACAACCTACAATTTCTATAAGACTAATGTAAAATCTGTCATTAAAGAGTTGTGTGATGTGAAACGTAATATTCTGGCAGAAATAAATAAACGTCTAGTTTCCAAATTTACACTCTTCAAGAAGCCTCTAATATTTCCTAAATTCAATTATGGATTTGCAAAATTTCTGTCAAATCCAGAAAATGTCGCAATCTGTAATAATGGTACCTACCATATTAATCTGACACTCCCTACTAAGCTAGATAAAGATGGAGAAATTGATAATGCTGAGCAATTTAAACTAGAGCACGCAAATGCTATCAGAGCAATACAGTGGATTGAGCCGCTCTTAGTTGGTTTATATGGGTCTCCAGATATTTTGTGTCTCTTAGATCCATCCTATGCAGCAGGGTCTCAGAGACTTGCATTTAGCCGTTACATTGGTCTGGGGACATATGATTCTAAGAAAATGGAAAAAGGAAAACTCCTTGATACTTATTCATATGATAATTCTGAAAGAAAAAATTATTATACTGAGATGCACTGTAGTATAATAACTACACCCTATATTCCGCCAGCTACAATTGGCTACGATTTCAACTACAACAAGTTCAAGAAACATGGAATTGAGCTACGTATTTTTGACTACTTTCCTGAAGAGCATCTGGAGCCTATTATGAATTTGATCATCCTAGTCTGCCAGCATAGCCTACATTCACTTATTCCTGAACCTAGTGATAGTGAAAATGAAGCATGGGTAAATCTATCTATGAAAGCAATTAAAAGAGGTTCTTCAACTAAAATAGTCTATGATTTCTATTCACAGCTATATAAGGTATTTGGCATACAAGACCCTTGTTTCTTATATAACAGATTTCTAAAGACAAAAGGATCTATGCTTCACGTTGCAAACACTCTTGCAACAGAACTTTATAAGAAATATTCAAAGGGATCCATATGCAAGAAAATGTCACCTGATATGAAACCGGTTGTCTTGATTGACTATAATTCTATGATAAAGAAAGAGTTCAAAAAGTTAATTTAGTATTAAATCAAATTTTCTAAAAATTGAACTAAGTCTACATAGATACAGTAAGTACATTTCAGAATGCTAAACTTCAAACAGGACCGAATTCCCCAAGAAATTCCACCATGGCTTATAAATAAACCAGATGCTTCTTTGATGCTCTGGGCGGGTGACTGTGTACACGATGGAGTCACAGACATAGAGCGACTTCCAGGCTACGATGTCTATCTGTGTTGTGGATTTGATGGTCTGGCTGCAAATATAAATGTGAGTAAAGCTAGACCCACTTGCATCTGTATTATAGATGTCCACGATCAGGAGCAGCTAAATAGCTTCACTGAGCTTTTCCAGAATAAGTTTCAGACAATCAACTCTGACTATCACGGTAACACTCCTAAGCTGCCCATGCAAGCATATTGTGACTTGTTAAAGGTTGGTGGAAATGCATATAACACAGAAGGCATTAATAGTCTCTTCTTTCCAACCATTGCATTCAGGGATACTATTGAACTCTTTGCTCCTGTGTTGCCTGATTATCTGAAACCAAGGCGCAAGTGGACCAAGTCTATGCTAGACTTGGCAAGAGATAATGAGTTGACTGTAGAAGGTACATGGACTTCTCCCGACTTGGTAATCCCGTATTATGAGGAAATTCGTAAAGAGCAGACATACTTTGATGAATACCGAGCCAAGCGATATCCAAGTCAGAACTTCTATTTTATGACTCATACGGCTGAGAATATAGAGGAGTACTGGGATACACTTCCAGAATGTGTATTCTTAGCAAATATAACACGTGCATTTATTATGGAAGGCTGTGATACAGAATGGGCAGATATGTTTATTCCACGTTTGATTAAATATCTTGAGAAGAAAGTGGAAATGAGAATGGAAGAAGATTTACAGCATTTTCTTGCATTTTACGCAACTAGATCATTGTCTAATGAGACTCAACTCTTTGCTTTGCAAATGGCCTTGAAGGCTATTGCTCTGTCCAAAGAGGCTCTTCCAAGTCTAAAATCTTCTATACAATTCTACAAAGATCTGCGGATAAAAGATATGGAAGGTGAAAATCCTAAGATGATTTTCGGTGTTATCTTTACAAAGGTCTAGATAAAAAAACTTGATCTTGAATAGAAGCAATGGCTAACAAGAATCGCAAAAATAAAAGCAATAAGCGTAATAAACGTACTCAACGTAACAGACGTAATAGACTTATGTACGGAGGTGGTCAAGGTTCTGGGTGGACAATGGGTGGTCCTCTTGTGCCTGGCCTTGCATCTGATGCAATGACCCGCCAAACTTATGATGCCTGTCTTGGTGCGTCTAGACCCGGCCAAATCCCTTTTTCATCTACCGGTGGTTTACCTGGTATGTCCGGCATGGGTGTGATGAAGGGTGGTGCATATACTACATCTCTAGATGGTCCTATTGCAGGTATGGCCGAATACAATCGCGATGCCAGCCATTGCATGCCTAATCACACAAACCCCATGAATACCGGTATGATTCAAAGTGGTGGTGGCACAAGTATCAGTGTCGCTGCATCTGCAAGCCCTATTTTAGAGGAGCACACTGCGCGTTATACTACGGCACCCAGCCAGTGGGTTGGATCAACTGGTGCACCCATCCTTCTGAATCAGCCTCTAAATGGTCAAGCATGGAGCAAGGCCTGCACGCAGACGGGTGGTAGACGTAGGAATAAGAATAGGAATAAGAAAAACAAAAATAGGTCTAGGCGTATACAATCAGGAGGAGATCCACAAGGAGAATGTATACAGAGTTGTGAAAATATTCAAGATGATTTTGAACGTTTAGCTTGTATTAAACATTGTGCTACATATATTGCAAATGAACCTAAAACTAAAAAACGCTATGGTTCAAATGGAGTTCGGATAGAATAATAATTATATCTATTTTTAATCATCATCTACAAATGCATATTCTCTAGACTCTTTAACTTCTGATACTTCATTTTTTTGAGTTTTGTCCAAAATCTTGTATCCGCATTTCTTATAATAAGCAATACGGAGCTTAGATTGTGACTGCATTGATCTGTGTACATCTATAACATCCAAGATCAAGGGGCTAACTTTTCTCTCCTCTGGTCTCTGTCTTAAGATGCGCCCAGTACTTTGTTCAATCTTTTTGCGTGGGCTGGCCATCAAGACCGTATTGAGTGTCTTGATATTCATTGCCTCACTGGCCATTGCATACGTCGCCCACAAGATCTGAGCCTCCTCTGCAGCCAGATCACGTGTTGCCGTCTTCATACCGCCGATATAGTATCCTGTCACGCACGTTGGGTTATCTTTTTTTACTAGCGCTTCCAGCGCTTCCAGATGTCCAATGCGCTCAGAAAGTACTAAGATACGCCGACCAGGCTCCTTGATTAGATCCTTAAGTCTGTCAGCAATGACTATATTGCGTTTGTGACACGAGACAATTTGAGTCAAGAGTTTTGCCATAATAGTCTCACCTCTGTAGTTAGTCGGCACCTCTGCATACTCAATATCATCTGAAACAAAGCGCATCAGTTCCACGCTCACTGTCTTGTCTGCTTCCCGCTTCTTTTCCCAGTAAACCGGCTTCCCCAGATGCCACTCAAAGACTTTAGTCAGACCGTCATCACGTGTAGGAGTTGCACTGAGACCTAACATATGTTTAGTCTGCAACTTACTCAAGACCTTGCTAAAATGTTTTGCACCCAGGTGGTGACACTCATCAAAGATAGTAAAGGCATAAGAGCGCAGGGTAGACTCAGGGATCTGCCGCTGTACAATCGTCTGGATCATACAGATAGTACAATCATACTCTGCAGGGTCTACCTCGGCCTTTGTTGCCTGGAACCGACCAATACGAATTCCTGGAATGAGACTCCGCATCTCTCCGGCCCATTGGTCTAGGAGAAACTCCTTGTCAACAACAACCATGAACCGCTTTCCTAAACGGAAGGCAATAGCAACGGCCATAAAAGTCTTGCCTTTTCCACAAGGCACACAGATCAGACCATTTGCATCGGCATCCATAAACTTTTTAATAATGTTTTCTTGATAGTCATATGGTTTTCCAATAAACTTGAGGGCTGCTGGAAGAGGATTGCCATCACTCATTACCGATGAAGCCGCGGGCCCTAGAGTATCTTTTGCCCAGACCCGGGGTAAGTAAAGTCGTGTTGCAGATTCTAGATAGACTGGGAATTCAGTATCTGCCCCATCATACCGACTTTGTGTTAGAGGTTTTACGGTTAACTCTTTTCTGATCTTCTGTTCCATATCTTTGGTCAAGTCAGACTTCAGAACTGCATAGCCGTGGGTTGTTAGTACACTTGTCATTGTTACTCTTACTACATTAATGTGAAGAGCATAACGAGTCAATTTTTTAAGAATAATCAAGATAGAATGGCACTCACAGCTGATCCAGTAAAAATAGGTGTTCTAGGCTTACTTTTTGTAGCCTTCCTCTTTGTTCCACGCCTATCATCGGCTTTAGGACACACTTTAGACTCTCTGCCTATGCGCCTAGCTGCTGTCATCATAATCTTGGCTTCAGTGTCTTATGATAAATATATATCACTTGGCCTATTCTTAGTGATAACTGCTACCTATATCAAGCATCATCAACACGATTTGATGAATTTATCTACAGCAGGAAATATTCAAGGTACTGATAGTTTAAATCCGTATGAGATACCTAATCCTGGTGTCCGTGTGAATCACGGTGGTTATGCAGATGAAACACACGAGGTAGCCGATTTTACACCTCAGAAAGAGGATCAGGACGACGAATTTACCAAAGTTGGTGAGTCCATTGACAATAAACAAGTCTTGGTAAGTGAGACTCTGGGAAGTAGAGCCCAGTCTATTTTTAATGAAGATATGAAGCACGCTGAGGCTTTGGCAATGGGGAACAGAAATGGTGCATCAGATTAATTAAATATTGAAATCTGTAATCTCAGGCATTCAAATGCTTGAGATTACAGATATTATAGTCTTACAAAACAATATTTAGTAGACTCTAGTAACAGTCATATTTTTTATATATTCGGATCTATTATTATTTCCAGCTTTCTTCTCCATTTCACCTATAACATTCCATATATTATCATATGTATCTATTTTATAATCTGATATTTTACCAATACCAATAAACATATCACCATTTCTACCATTCATAACTTTATTATCTTTATCTATATGTGCTAATATAACATTATTGCCATATTGAGTAAGAAGAGCTTTATTACCAGGAGAATAAAAGACACCTTTTGTAACAGGTAGAACTATTGAAACTTCTGTAGGTGGTACTCCATCTCCTGATATCATATATCCTGTACCAAGAGCAGCTTTACTAAAATTACAAAATCTTGAATCTCTTCTAGAACGAATCATAGAAATAATTTCATTCTTTTGACCACTAGATATCCAAGTTAAACTTTGAATATATTCTATAATTCTTGGAGCATCAAAACAACTAGTTGGCATACCATTTGTTGAACCATCTTTGGGGATATAGTTACACATAAAGATAACTGGCGTAGAAGTGCCATAACTTGCCATTGACTTTGTAGCATCAATCTGTGGACACTTTATATTATCTCTAGCTTTTGCATTGAAACAACTATCTATTTTTGATAATTCATCTGTCATATTTCCATAAATCTTACATTTTTGTGCATTTGAATCTTGTGGAGTCAAACCATCTGATGAGGATTGTGACGTTGAGCAACCTTCTAAACCAGGAGTTCGCTGTAAGTTACCAAAATAATAAGGCATACTCCTTGTACAAAATCTCCGACTTCTAGTGGTCCATTCTTTTGTTATCCAATCTGAGCAACTCTGTATACCACCAGTAATAGTTGGTGAAAGACTACATATTTCATTTCCATTGCATACATTATTTACTAGATCACCCTCACAACAGTTTGTATTACCTGCGGCTGTAATATAGGATGCAGAGCCTGTAGGGCAGGTTGTTATCTTAATATTTGATTGTCTATTGCGACCTATACCACGTGAAGGACTAGCCGCAAATCCCTCTTTTTCATAATCTTGAATAAATATACCAATCATTATTGCGGCTATGCCAATACAAAGTAGCCATATCAAAAAGGGTACAGGGCTACCCATCTAACTTATCAACGACATAGTATTTTGCCGGGATTCTCTACTTCTTATATGGTTAAATATCTAAACTTTAGTTCTTTTTGAACTGACACTTGATCCATAAGATATTCCAAATATAATAAAAAACATTACAAAAAATCCTAGCGTATGATACGACCCCTCCTTGTAATTTCCAACTCCAAAAAACCGAAGTATATAAAATGCATACGCAATTAATGCAATGCCTGCTATGATTGAAAAAATAACTAAAAATGTATTTTCAATATCACCAGGTAAAATACCATCATTTGGAATAGCATTCCCAGCTAGTGCCGCAGCCAGAGCAGGGTCCCCTCCTGAAGAATCTAGCACCTCTTGTCGCATAGTGTCTGTTAAAGTCTGACCCGTAGTTGGGTCAATCAGAATTTGATCACCTACAACATCTTTTCTAGGGTCAATTGTATAACATTTAAAGGCTTTCTTTATAGAGGGGCCTTTAGGATTAGTACTCATTGCTGCAATCTCAGAAAGTGATTTTCCCATGAATGTTTCAGGTACAAGATATGCAAATGTCTGTAAGACAGTTCCTATACCGGATGAACTCTGCCAAGATCCAATTTCAATTGGACTAGCTAGATTGACTGTAAGAGAATCACTTAATGGTGTAGTAGCTGCTGGATATGTTTTAGTAGTGCCATCTGCAGATGTTCCATTTGTAAATTGCGCATTTGTATATTTATTTTCACCGAATATATCTGCTAAATTATTTATTGGCATAATAAATCCTAGAACTCTTCTACATGTACCAGTGCCGTCATCATCTGAAGCTATATTTAGTGGCCGTGTAACAACATGTACTCTTATACGTGTTGAACCCTCTTTAGGAGGATTAGTACTACTAAGTAGCTGTGTTGGAATACATGTCTCATAGGTCATCATAGGTAAGAGAATAGGGTTTGCAACACTTCCATCATAGGTAAAATTTTCAGCTGCATTATAAGAAGTTAATACCCTATTATTTTTAAGTACTGAATTATTTACAGCTCTCCAAAATTCAGAACCACTATTTGTATTGGAAATTAAAACAACAGGTCTACATAGTAATATAATATCTGGAGATGATGGATTATTTTTCTTTTCTTGTGCATTTTTTATGCGAAATGCCATGATAAGTTCTTGGGTTGCATCTTTTGCCTGTGTTAAGTTAGCATGTTGAATCTTGATAATAGAGAGAGTTCTTTGACAATAATAATTTGCAGATCCATATATAAGAGTTGTAGCAGTATTTGCAGATTCAAGTCCATTAATTTTAAACTGATTTTGAGAATTATCTACAGAAACTTCTACTTGTGTCTTTGGTCCCCAAGAAATACTAAAATCTGTAGGAACAACTAGCTGGTTTGTAACTTTAGGATCTGAAGGATTGTAGCCGCCAGCCCATGGATTAAATATATTCTGTGAGAGTCTAATTGGAAATCCAGTTGTCCCACTACATTTTTGAAGGGACATTTTATCTACTAAGATTAACAGGCATTTTTGATGCCTGTTAATCCGTCATTGCTAAGCCAAATGTGTCTTAACGACTTATATCTCTGACACGATAAATAGTTACTTCACCCATTTGATCCAAAGTTGATAGCTTTACTTGATCTCCATTAAAGAGCTCAGGACAGCCGACTTGATCTTGGCAATCACGCCCTTGCATGTAAACTGGAATGGGTAGAGGATTGTAGGAGTCAGTGCGAGTATAATAGTTGTAGCGTTCACGGCTTGATATGCATCTGCGGCCGTAGAGAGGTAAAAGTTTTCCGTCGGCAGTTTTTACAATTCCCATAGACTGGTAGGATTCTGGAACACCTTGGGTTGGGATATTGAAAGGTTTAGATGATGAGGGAATACGACTATAGTCGGGAGGAGTATCCCAGACACGTTCAGCCTCGGGGCTTCGGGAATAACGGTCATCTCCCGTTTCCACTTGGTTGATTATACTGACAGGTGCTTGTTTACTTTGTCCTTGTAGTAAAACAATTGGCCTATAATAATTTTGTGACAATATAGCAAGAGCTATAACAATAAGTACAATACCTACTAGAGTAGCAGAGGGTATGGAAAATAAACCAAAACTATTTGGGAAACATAACATTCCTGGTGGACACCGCGGCATCTTCTAATTATCACTGACTAATAGTCGGTGATAATTAGCACTTTTAAGAAAAGTGCGCAAAAGCTAAGCAACTTTTTTGACGTACTTTTTTTCTAAAAAGTATTTTTTGACATACTTTTTTGCTCCCCGCAGGGGAGCCATGGCTTCGCCTGCAAAAAAGTATACTATTGGCCAAACATTTGTTGGAAAGTGTCCATCAACTCTTTGCCATCATTTAACATAGGTTTCATAGATCCCAACATCCCCATCAAACTTTTCTGTGTCTCAATAAGCTGTTGAGTATCTTTAGACATGGCTTTGATCTGATCCGGATTCAGACTGTTTATTGCCTTGACCAAGGTGGATGCGGCATCAATGTGAGGGCCATTCTTTACCTGTGAAGGTATCTCACCCAGCTTGAAAGGTGTAGGCATTTCTTCCTTTTCAGATAAAACCGGAGCAGGTTTCTCATCCTTCTCCTTCTTAACGTCTTCATAGCCCTCAACCATTTTGGAATTCATATATTCAGTTTTCATCTGTCGGACTTTTTTGGAAATACCAGAGGGAGGGGTACGTGTATTAAATCCCTCTGATGACTTAGATAACCCTACAATTAATCCAAGTGTTACTGCTGCAGCGCCTATAGAAATAGCAGGTGACATTTCTAAACCATAGAGCAAAGCACCAACACCCACTGATAATAAGACTATATATGTAGTCAGTTTTTTGTAAAAAACTACAAGTATTACTACGTATACTACAGCCATTAATTGAGCCTGCATATCCATCTAACCTACTAAGGGAAGAATTACACGATTTGCTCCCCAAAACATAAGACCAACGAGTAAAGCCTTAGAGAGCTGGCCATAAAGATTCATGTCTCCTGAGCTCTTAAGCATCCAAGGTGCATAATGTGCAACTAAGACACTGAGAAAAGGTAGATTTACACAGAAAACCAAGATTGCAATTAAGATTGGAGTCTTCAACTCCTCACTGATATAATTGGACCACGCCTTTCCTTGGCTAGCGGCCTGCATAGATGCGATTTGTGCTGCAATCTGAGCCTGTGTAGGACCCTGTTGACCTAGTCCAGCACCAGCCCAGTTTCCACCTGAAGGAAATCCCGGGGCAGAACTTTGGAGCATCTGAGCAAAATCTCCAGCAGACGGGTGCTGACCTCCAATAATGTGCGCTGTCGGAGGTACTGTATCCATCTGATAGTGTTGAGTTGATTGCGGAGGGGGCATAGGATTGGTGGGGCCATTCTGTATTCCACCCATGGGTGATCCGGAGCGCATGTCATTCCCGGAGTTCATATCCTGGTAGATCATCTTAACAAGATCACCATCTCCTGCAATTGGAGCCTTCCCATCCAAGTCTGATAATAATGTACCCGCGTTTGCCATTCTTTTTGTTCCGCGTAAAGAAACCCGGGGTCTACTAACGCGTTAGGCTTAAGCAATAAAAGGCAGAGGAATATTCTCAAAGGCTTCTATTGCTCCAGATGCAGGGCAGTCCATCTGCACAGTATCAAACTTGTAGCACTTTGTTCCAATGTGATATACTGTATCCTTGACTTCATTGATGGGTGGTGCTTTGACAATCATACATGCACTTCCATGGCAAATGGGAGAGACTACCATGACAAGAGCTAGGCCAAGCATAAAAGAGACTATGATACCAAATGCCGGACCTTTTACAGCATCAATAATACTCATCTTTCTTCTACCTCAACGATAGGTTAAGATGGATGGACTCTTTAATTTTTTTCATATAGCACCATTTATTATTGGTTTGAGTATTGGTGTGCTATATATTGTTATGGGAGGCAAGGGTGCGCACGAGACTATATACAAATATCCTCATCCGTCTACAGTTGATGCTTTAGTTTACAAGGATCCAAATGGAGCCTGTTACCGGTATAAGGTAGAACAAGTGTCTTGTGACAAAAATGAAGGTAAATTAAAAGAATATCCTCTTTCTGGTTAGACTAAGTTTGACCACTTCCTCCAATTGATCCTGCAGCTGGTGCACCTGATGCACCCGGTGCTTTTTTCAACTTGAGCACTTTCTTAGTTTGTCCAATAATGGCTCCAACCTTTGCTTCTTCAGCAGTCTTGGGTTTAGCTACAAGTGGAGCTACAGGCCGAGCTACAGCTGTAGATAATTCTTCACTCTCTGAATATTCTGCAGCTGTAGCTCCACTTGTAGCTGCACCAGTAAGATCAACATAGAGACTTGTAATAGGCTCTACACGATGCATTATTTGATATAATACTCCTCCTGCAATCTTTCTTGTATCACGTTTACTTTGAAAAATGTCTTTCAATGTTACACCGCCAATATCTACAATAAATTGTTCAGGATATTGTAAAGCTTTACGTTTCTCCATAAGTGTCTGAATCTTCAGATTCTGAACAACAACATCAGCAGCTCCGGACTTTGTTGCACCATATTTCTGTGTAAGATCAATTAATACTTTCCGTTCAACTTCAATCTCCTCATCTAGGGCACCAATCCCCTCAAATCGTTCATCCAGATCAGCCTGCCTCTCCTCCATGGTTTTTGGGCGCCTATTGGGAAGAGGTACCCTTATCTCAGGTGAATCTCTCACAGCCGGAATATAAGCATGTGAGTCAGTAATTTCAACTGCCCGGTTGAGTGTCTTTGCTCTTCTAAAGAATTTGGCATCAACCCGTTGAAATGAATCTTTACCACCTTGTTTTTGAGACATCCGTATCACTGATCTTCATTGTATTATTTTTACTAGATTCAACAGATATGGCTGGCCCTGCAAATGGATCAATGAGTCCTGGGATTCGTATAACTATTTCTATTGTCTTTGCTCTTGTTATTGGCCTTTTTAGTATATTTTGGAATGCTGGATTCTTTCCTAATACTCAAACTATAGTCTGGGTTGGTAATCTAATCATTGTACCTTTGATTGCCGTAGTAATGTCTTTTGGATTTAATTCTTTAATTCAACAACTCAGTTGTGGTCAGATACAACTTGCTACACAAGCAAGTAGACTTTGGATGGTTCCTATATTGTTTTATATTATGGAACTCCTTTTATTTTTCTTTCCTGGTTTACTCTGGCCTATAGAGGGCATTTTTCAGACAATAGCACCGAGTCTCCAGAAAGGGTTTTCTAGAGGATTCTATGCATTCTGGATGGCACTCTATACACAAGCGTTTATGAATGGTTTGGCACAGGCATGCCCGAAGTAATCGGGTATGCCCGAAGTAATCGGGTATGCCGCTGTGACCTTTTGGGAATACAGGTATGCCCAAAGTAAGATTAATCATCTCCAGGGCTGTCAGGACCTAAGTAGACATATCGTGGAACTCCATTACGGCCAGTAGCTCCCTCATTTAACATATAGTATCCGGGAGTTAGTTCTTGAACTACATCATGAACCACCGTATTATTAGCTTTTCTGCCGACATTTCTTGTTCTTCCTGAATTTCTAGGAAGTTCAATAGCGTCACTTGGCAAGTATAGAGAGTCTTCAATTAACATCACTAATAAATAAGCAAGTAAAGACCATATTATGGTAAAAAGCCAGAATGGCATATACGTAAAGTATGCCGGATCACGTCCTATTCCAAATTCTTTCCAAGTCCCATCTTCTTGAAACATGAGACTCGGTTTGAAATGTAGGATGACTGCAATAACTATTAAATATACTATACCTGCTACAATGAGGCGTCTCATCCCTCTTTAAATTGTGGTAAGGTTTAAAAAAGCAATTATATTGCCTGCTAGACAAAGATAATTATGCAGTTTCAAAAGCTGGCAGAACCTATTAAATACATTACAAATCATCACCTTGGGTCAATTCGTAATGTATTACTTGGAGCAGGTTTGTGTTATGCTGTACAGAATGAGAAGTACACACATTTGCCCATAATTTTCTTAGTCCCTTCAATCTATGCGGGCTACAACTTATATGAGAATAAGGATTATGTAGTAAAGTGGTTAAAAGATTTTAAAACGGAGATTAAAAAACTCTAATGCACTTTTTAAAAAAAAGTGCGTCAAAAAACAATATAAATATTAAATTTAATTATCATCATCAAATCCATTGATATCACCTAGCTCTTCATCACCAATGTAACCACCTTCATCCCCTGTCTGATAATATCCAAGGCCATCTACTGGTCTTTGATCGCCTGCACCTATGGCTGCGCCAGGACCTATGGCTGCGCCTGTACCTTCAGGTCCCTGTCCAGGAAAATCAATGATGCCCGCCTGAGCGCGTTCTTCTCTCTCAATATCATACCGCTCTTGATCATAGGCATAGATTGCCTTTGTACCACCCACTGCATATTCACCAATACCTAACTTAATCTTTATCTTCTCAATATCCTTACCTGCCCTAGACATGTCATTCATCTTTTTAATGATATTAGCTTTCTCTTTTTCATTCCTCTCAGCAATTAATTCGCGAATCTGCTCAGGGGTCAAGTGAGATCCTTCAACCTTGAATCTAGCAGCCATGTCGCTGATAAATCTTGCAGGGAATAGCGCATGCTGTTCAACCTGAGATGCAGGAGCTTCCGCAGTTGTCAATGGCTGTGTATTAGGATCCACAAAGTTTGCCAGAGGACCATATAGACACATCTTCATAAAAAATCCAAATGTCTGATCTCCTCCAGGTACCTGTAAAGGTCTCAGACTCATTAAAGCATCCAAGATTACCCTAGTTTGTACTAAAACCGTATCAACCTTTGCAGTTAACCAGGGCGTTGTCTGAACCTTGTTAAACTTGGTCAGATAAGATCTGTGCTCTTTAAGAACACTTTCAACATCCATTTGATGCTGCCATGAAAGATTCCATGACTTGGGTATCAAAGGATTTGCAGCACGTTTAGACACAAATTGTTTCAGTGGTACAATTACGTACGACTGTAAGAATCTGATTATAGACTCAGAACCATCTTGTATAATCTGATCAAAGATTGCATGTTGTGCAGCTGCAATTCGCATTTTAAATTGTTCTTCAAGATCTATGACAAAGGTTGAGAATTCAGACAAAGCTAATGCAACCTCAACTGCCTTTGCATCGGGTGGAAGTTTCATAAGTTCAGCTTGCGTCCTAGACATCATTGCTCTGAATCCCTCTGTTGGCTCAGGATCCATCTGAGTGAGCTTTACCCAGTTATCAAGCTGGCCAGGAAGTTCCAAGAGGAGCTTTGTCTTAAATGAGTTAACACGGTGTGTCTCATTAAGTAAGTCCTCAAAAGATTCTTTGGAAACATCAATACCCTGGGATTCAATGGCGGTGCGTCCTTGTTCTGCTGTAAGAAGTTCAACTTCTTTAGGGAGTTTCAGATCACACCAAATACATTTGTGGGTAAGACCAAATTCGTGAGAATGACCTTTTTTCTCACCTTCAAAACATACTTTTAAGAAGAGCAAGTAGTAACTTTTCTCAGGTGCATCAGGTAAAGGGCGTGATATTACAGAAGGTTTCATTGTTGGCTCAAAGCGCATTATTTTTGGAGGAGCTGGCAGGCCTACAAGTTTCTTAAAAGGCGGTAGACTGGATGCACTTTTGATCCAAAATTCATCTATCTTATTAATTGGTGATAGACAACACGATGCCTCACTATACGCAATAGGCTTGGGTAACTTAGTTGTTCTGGCTAAATGATTGCCTTGACGTACCCAAAGTTCAGCACGGTCTTTTGGTGACGCGGCTTCAGGTATAATGATTTTTTCCACAAAATCCTCAGGTTTCATGACAAAAGGTATAGGTGCAAAATTGGGAGGAATCTCCTCATCAGGTCTGCCTTGACCACCACTTAGACCTAAGATCTTACGTTTATAGTCACGTTTCTGTGCAAGAGCTTGTAAGATTGTAGGATCTTGTAGAGCCGCTTTTAAGATTGGCTCAAATACATCCATAACCATTCGGTTTCTTACTGTGTCATCTTTCTCACGTTGAAACTGTGTAAGACTCCAAGGAGGTGCATCTTTTTGAAAAGATGCAATAACCGAAACAATGCATTGAATACCATGATTGCCACCATCAGGCTCTAGAGGCTCACCTCTCAGACTGCGGCAACCTGAGGCAATTCCACGTAAGATAAAGTCGGGTTTCTTGCTCTGAATAATGAGAAGTAAGTGTACACCGACTGCACAAACTAATGCCTGATTAATATATATATCATAGTCTGCGCCAAAATCTGCTGCTTGTGCTGCTTTGGCACCCTTAGTTCTTGCTTTCTGAATCTTAATATAGCGCTCACGTTCAGGAATCTGCTGCAGAACGCCAAATGCTCTTGCAACAAGAGTCATATAATCAGTAGTCTCAAGAGGCGCAAAAATCTTATCGGCCATCTGTCTTGCCGTGTTAAAAATCAGTTTCTTTGTCTCATTGTCAAATTCAACGGGTTCATCTAAGTCACCTAGAGGTCCTATCAACTCATCAATCTCCTGCTGTGTAATTGCATCCTGGTCTACTAACTCAGATCTCCCCATCATGGGTTTGCCCTGGTCATCAAACTCTAAATGTGTATCATAGTCTAATTCACTAATGGCTTGACCACAGACTCTGCAAATATAAGAACCCATATGCTGACCACCCCCAAAGTTAAGTTGAATGTCTTTGTTTATAACAGATGCATCACCTGGTCTCAAAAATTGGTAGACTTGCAAGAGTTCATGCACACAAAGAAGATGATGATCACCAATGCGGCAATTAACCCAGTTATCTAGTTTTGATCCCTGAAACGTTGTCAAGAATTTTGCTAGCAGAGCAAAGCGCTTCTTATCGTCCTTCACCTTCCGAATCATCTCAAGAGGTTTTACGTGAGGGCAATTTACAGGTTCAGGAGGTTCACCTGCAAAGCTTATGCGCTGTTTATAGAGTTGTGTATTTCTGATTGTCGTCAAGTACTCTTCTCTTGCATACTTCATGCGATTTCTAGTGAGAGCAGCAGGTTGATCAGCAAGTTGGGCAAAAGCCAAATCTGAGTGTTGTCTTAAGATGAGGCCAACGAGAGCGACATCTGATGCTGCAAAAGAAGGCATTTGATCTTTTATATTTTGTTGAAAGTCTTTCAAGATAGGCTCATCTGCCAACTTCTGAATCATTGTTGGGCCATCAGGTGTCATCTGAATCCCTTGAATTGCAGGAGGTTGAGCAGCCTGTTTAGCCAGGGCTTCACGTTGTCTGAGAATAAAGTCTAAGATTTGCTCATGTGTCTCGTTAACTTTTTCTTGGATTACTGCATGCTGGTCAATAGTCCACTCTTTCTCACGCATTCCCATCAGAACTTGTAAAGGCCAGATATCACCCATTCCTTCCAATTTAAGATTACTTGACTTGATGTATTCTCTGAGAGGTATATTACCTAAGCTACCACCCTCTATACTTATTAGAAAAGGCTGGTTAGTTGATGGTATGTCAGTGATTTCACCTGTTTTTCTCAAGATTTCGGTCATACTCAAGTTAGGAGAAAGCCCTGCTTGAATATCTGCAACTAATGATTCTTGTTTTGCAAGACTCAATGACGCTGCGTAGATAAGAGGAAAGATAACATATGCTAGAGTAACGGCTTCTTCACCGAGTTCTAAAAGTTTTCCCTTGGATCGTATTGCTTTTAGACCACGAACTAGAGACATGGAAACTTCACTAATCAAGTCCGAAGTCACATAACCACTTTTTTTAGTAGGGAGACCAGCAGTATACCCAGGGATGCTGGATTCGGCATCGGGTGCTTTTAGACGGAATGCCTCCTCATCGCGTTGAAATACTTGCGCTGTAGCTGTGGTTGCAGCATTAGAACGCCAGGTTGCTCCAAATCTACTGAGATAGCCATTTAAGAATTGTGCATATTTTTGACCTTCCATGTCAGTAGACCACTCAATATATTGGATAGCATCTATGATTTTTTTATTAAAATACTGTAACCTGAGATTATCCATAGATTCAGGTTGAGGATTAGTATCAGGATCTGCATCATAGTAGACTATTTTGTCTACATCAATGACTGCTCGGCTAAGTTCAAAACCTCTTGTTTCTAAAAGATCAATGAGAGTCTGAATGCTAGTTGGTTTTACACCCTTTGGAATACCGTCTTCACTGACACGCATGATTGCAGCCCTTAATTGAAAGAAAAGTTCAGTGAGAACTCTTGTGGATTTCTGAGTTGTTTCTAGCTTTTGCATTGCATCGGAATTAAATGAAAGGAGGTCTGCATAGGCTTCACTTTTCTGTCTCATATTGGAATATATGCGTTCAGATGTAGGGATTTCCACTAGACGCTGCACCTCCTCTTCAGCCGGGGTCTCTTCCAGCTCATCATCTAAAAATGTGAAATCCTCAACTTCTTCTTCAAATTCTTCGTCAAATTCTGCTTGAGATTCATTTTCAGATTCAGATTCATTCTCAGTTGCAATCTTCTCAGGTGCCTGTCTGCCACGAATTACACGAAAGGGCATAGACTCATCAATTCCACGAAAACCAAAGCGTAGATCAACTTCCTCGCCACCCTGACCTTCTAGCACTAGGTTATCAAGATCAGAATCAACTTTCTTAATCTTGTACATCCCTGCTGAATTACCTTCCTCATTAAAAGTCTCCAGAAGTTGACCAGTGGCAAGATCTAAGATGTCAACAAGGGCAGGCTTCTTACGTTTTTGTAAGATCTCAACGGCCTCTATACCAGATTCTTCCTCAAAGCCATCTTCAGTCAAATTAAATTCTAGAGCGGAATGGGTAAGACCATCAGGCATCAGATGGAGCTTATCAAAGGTACGATAGATGACACGGCCGGTGGTGCCGTCGTATTTACCACCACTCAGCCTAATGCGGTCACCAAGTTCAATGACAGGATCTTCTGTTTGCTGAGCTGCGGCTGAAGCACCATAATCAGGGGCTTCTAATTTTAAGTTTGGTGCTTGATTTAATTGTGGCATCTGGCGGACTTCTGCCATCTACCTGCAGTTCTTAGAAAAAAGTGGAGTTTTTGACATACTTTTTTGCTCTCCTGTGGGGAGCCATGGCAATGGCTTTGCCTAAGCCTGTAAAAAAGTATAAAAATTGAATGCATGATATGAATAAAACTCAGTATTCACATCATGTCTAACAAGATGTCTACTCTGTCTACTTTTGCGTCCTGGGCTTCTAAGTACAATACCTGGGCAGAGTTGAAAGCCTGGCTACAGACTTCAGAGCCTACCGTAGAGATTTTGGAGTTTGCAGACTCACCCTACGTGATCATGAAGACTGGCAAGGATACAAGCGCAGCTACTGGCACAAGCGCAGCTACTGGTACAAGCGCAGCTACTGGCACTGCACAACAGACTGAGGCAGCCATTGCCGAAGATTCCGTCTCTGAAACTGCACAGCTCTGCCGCTCCCTGGTCTGGGATACTCAGACAAACCGTCCCTGCTGCGTTGCCCCTTTTGCAGCCCGTCGTGACCAGAAGATCCCTTTAACTGGTCCTGATGCTAGTCAACCTCTTCGCCTAGAGGACTTTGTAGAGGGTGTCATGATCAATGTTTTCCGTGTCAAGGGTGATTCTGAGACTCACGTCACTACCCGCTCTAGGCTAGATGCCGATGGCTCCTTTTACAGTGAGCGCAGCTTCAGGGAGCTGTTTGAGGAGGCAATGGAGTCTAAGAAGGTCTGCCTAGATGATATTGAGGCAATGATGGGTGATCCTGCAAAGTTGGGTGTAGCAGGTACTTTCATGAGCCTGGTTCTGGCTCATCCTGAGCACCGTGTAGTCCGTTCCGTTGAGCAAGCCAACTTCTGGGCTATCTACCGTGGTGTAATCAAGACTGATGGCACGGTTGACTTTTATACAGAGGATCTGCCTGTAAGTTGGCGTCCCAAGACCTACAGCCTCACATTCAAGCCTAACGACTGGGCCGAGCTCAAGGCAAAGTTTGAGGAGATCAAGAAGTCCAAGCCCTGGTACTGGCAGGGCATTGCCGTCCACACGGGTCTGCAGCGTTGGCGTTTCCGCAATGCTGACCACGACCGTGTACGCCGTGAGTTGCGTGGCACAGAGTCCAATCCTTTTGGCCGTTTCCTGCGTCTTCGTGCAAACAAGAAGGTGCAGGAGTATTTGAGAGTCTATGCTGAGGACTGTCAGGCGTTCCAGGGATTTGAGGAGTCTTACAGGGCAACTACCAGGACGCTCTATAGCTGGTACTGCCGCTGCCACAAAGAGCATCTGCTTGCGTTCAAGGATCTGCCTAAGTCCGTGCAGCCGATGGTCTTTGGTCTCCACAAGCACTACCTTGATACTTTGAGGCCCAACAGGAAGACTCTGCGTATTGCTGAGACAATTGACTGGGTGTGCGATAACCTGAAGAGCCAGTACGGTGTGCCCAACTTCATCCGCCTATCTAAGGAGACAGAGCAGCCTCCTGAGTCTGCTTCTGGATCTGGTGGACCTGCAACAGATCCAGTGCAAGAGCAGGTTGAGCCTGAGTTCAGGGACGAGGATGAGCAGGCTGGTCAGGCTGTTACTGAGTAGATTATTCAATCAAGATGATCCCAAGAGCCTCTAATTCAGCCTTATTCTGTAAGACTCTAAAATATGGTCCCTCGCAATCCTTACACTGAGCACGGGATGCACCAACAGGCTCAGGACCACAGAGCTCCACTATTTTTTTATAGCGCTGTTCAAGAAATGTATTAGTACCAATAAACCACGGAGGTTCTTTCCAGTATTCTTTCAAAATAGTGTGAGGTATAGTAAAAATCTTGGCATCAATTTCTTTGATCTCAGATCCAGGTAAAAAGGCAGGTGTCTCCCAGAAAATGTATTTTTTGTAAGCAGCTAGACAATTAAATAGATAAGTTTCTTTATTAATAACATTTTCTGACATCTGACAGGGGATCAGATACCGCGTTGGCTTTACCTCATCTAAGACAAGTTCAGAATTCAGAAATCCTAGAAGTTCTGGTGAGGCAACAAAGTCTGCATCCCATTTGAACAGCCAATTGTATTGGCCAAAAGAGAAACACTGTGAATAAAAAGAGGCTAGAGATTCATTATAGTTTGCAGGTGTTGCCAAAGTCTCATAGCCCGCTTTTGATAGATTGTGATCTGTCTCATAAATACGGATTGGTTGACCCCTGGCTTGTGCAGTCAAAGCAATTACCTTAGATTGATCTGTACACTTATGCAAGATTATAACGATTTCGTGGGCTATAGTCAGACTTGATAAACTAGTAAGACTCTGTGCCAGATATGCTTCTTCATTTCTGGCACGGAGAATAAAACTGATTCCTGGCTTTTTATTTATAAGTTGGCTCATCTGTCTAACAAAACATAGGGCTCTTTAGCCCCAATTGCTCTTAAGATTGGTACATATTCATACCAGAGATTTGTCATTGGTCGTCTCACCTTCAGATGCCAATAAGCAATATCAAATGTCCAGCCCTTATATATCATATAATATGCAATCACTGCCGAGGTTGATCTGCTCTTACCCTCACGACAATGCACAAGGACATTTTTACCTTGTGAGACCCATTCATTTAACTTGGCAGCAGCATCTTTAAAATGGCCTTCGGTTAAGTTGTCGGCCACATTATCTTTTAAAGGTACTCGGTACCATTGATGAGCTCTCCGTTCAAGTATAAGAAATCCCGGTGGATACTTATATTCTTCTGCACAGCAAATAATATGCTCAATACCGCGTTCATCCATAAACTCTGTATTTGATGCGTCTGAGCACGAACCTACCCAGATAAAATCATCTATTTGGGACATTGTTAAATATTATATTCTTAGATGCGTATCAATTTTTATACTTTTAAAAAAAAGTATGTCAAAAACATTTTTGCATACTGCTTTTTTCAAAACACTTTTGCGCACTTTTTTTAAAAGTGCAAGATAGAATGGATATATTACAAGATGGTATGCGTGTAAGAGTTACTCCAACTAAAGATTTTAATATAAAAAAACCTTACACTGGTACTATAATATTTTATAATGAACTTGCTATACCAAATCCAAAATATACTGTTTTATTTAATTCACCAATTAAATCTTCAAATTCATATAGATCATCTATGAACAGAAAATATTATGGTATGAATACTAATGGTGAAGATTTTGAGACTATTAGTACTTATGATTTTGAAAGATCACAAATAAAACCTCTATCTGGTGGTACTCGTAAACTCCGGCGTAATCGTAAAAATAAATCACGTAAACATTAATATTTAATACAATCCTGCATTTATATACTATATTAATAGTATATAAAAAAAGTGATATAAAGTACAAAGGCCTAAAACTTCCTTGCCTTTACAGTGTATAATGCCTGCTATTGGGATTGATCTTGGAACAACATACTCTTGCGTCGGTGTCTGGCAAAATGACCGTGTTGAAATCATTGCAAATGATCAAGGCAATCGCACTACACCCTCCTATGTAGCTTTTACTACCGAGGAGCGTCTAATTGGTGATGCAGCCAAGTCACAGGCCGCTGCAAACCCTGCAAACACAATCTTTGATGCTAAGCGTCTTATTGGCCGCAAGTTTGGGGATGCATCCGTCAAGGCCGATATGGCCCACTGGCCTTTCAAGGTCAAGCCTGGAACTGCGGACAAGCCCCTCATTGAGGCAACTGTAAATGGTGAGACTAAGACTTTCAGTGCTGAGGAGATCTCTGCCGCCGTGCTCCAGAAGATGAAGGCAACTGCAGAGGCTTATCTGGGTGAGAAGGTGACTGACGCGGTAATTACTGTGCCTGCATACTTTAATGATTCCCAGCGTCAGGCAACTAAGGACGCCGGTGCAATTGCAGGACTCAATGTACTCCGTATCATCAATGAGCCCACCGCGGCTGCTCTGGCCTATGGCCTGGACAAGAAGTCCAATGGTGAGCAGAATGTGCTCATCTTTGACTGCGGCGGCGGCACTCACGATCTGTCCATTCTCACTCTGGATGACGGTGTATTTGAGGTCAAGGCCACGGCCGGTGATACGCATCTAGGGGGGGAAGATTTTGACAATGCTATGGTTGACTGGTGCTCAGCCGAGTTTAAGAAGAAGACCAAGATTGATCTGACCGGTAATGCCAAGGCACTTCGTCGTCTCCGCACGTCCTGTGAGCGTGCCAAGAGGACCCTGTCTAGCGCAACCCAGGCACAGATTGAGGCCGACAGTCTTGCAGAGGGCCACGACTTTCAGGCAACTCTGACTAGGGCCAAGTTTGAGAGTCTCTGTGAACCCTTCTTCAGACGCTGTATTGGTCCTCTAGATAACCTTCTCAAGGATGCCAAGATGAGCAAGGATCAGATCAATGAGATTGTGATGGTTGGTGGTTCTTCCAGGATTCCTAAGATCCGCGAGCTTTTGTCATCTTATTTCAACGGCAAGAAGCTCAATGACTCCGTAAATCCTGATGAGGCCGTTGCATTCGGTGCAGCGGTGCAGGCGCATATCTTGACTGCACCCAAGGGCTCAAATGATCGTACCTCTGACATCCTTCTAGTTGATGTGGTGCCTCTCTCCATGGGTCTGGAAACGGCTGGGGGTGTGATGACTAAGATTATCGCACGCAATACAACTATCCCCTGTAAGAAAACACAGACTTTTTCTACCTATGCTGACAACCAGCCCGGTGTTCTCATCCAGGTGTTTGAGGGTGAGCGTGCAATGACAAAAGACAATAGTTCCCTGGGTAAGTTCCAGCTTGACGGTATCCCTCTTATGCCTCGTGGTGTACCTCAGGTGGAGGTGTCTTTTGATGTAGATGCAAATGGTATTCTGAATGTGACAGCTGCGGAGAAGTCTACGGGTAAGTCTCAGAAGATCACTATTACAAATGACAAGGGGCGTCTGTCAAAGGATGAGATTGAGCGCATGGTCCAGGAGGCCGCTGGGTTTGAGGCAGCAGACAAGGCCCACATGGATCTTGTAGAGGCTAAGAATGGTCTAGAGTCATATGTCTATAATGTACGTAATTCTCTAACAGATGAGGCAACACGCACTAAGCTAGGTGCTGAGCTGTGTGACGAGCATCTAGAAAAGGCTAAGGGCTACATAGCCTGGTTAGAGAATAATCAGTCTGCAGAGAAGTCTGAGTACGAGGCTCAGAAGACAAAGGCAGAGGAAGACTTCAGACCCTTCTTTATGAAACTATACGCTACAGAACCTACCGCTCAGGAAACATCTGCACCTGGTCCTAAGATAGAAGAGGTAGATTAAATTTTAGACCCGTGGTCATTTCAAACCGGCATTTACTTTAATACAAAAATTGATGCGCAAATCACCTTTAACTATGAGTCACAAAATGGATTTTACAGATGATGTGCGTTGCAACGATGCTAGAGTCTGGGTATGGAGTATGGAATGGGAGAAAGATGGAACAATACAACGTTTTAGGGAACCTGTCATACATGAGTGTAGGGCATCGTGTATGGAAGAGCATTCCGATTGGGATTATTTGAAAATGCCCTGTGGTCACATTTATCACAGCAGATGCCTTGATATGCACCTTTGGTATAAGAAGCGCTTAAATTGCGCCCTGTGTGGCGATTTAAGACGAAAGAAGTGGTACTGTGACTTTTGTCACGAAGATGTCCACTACAAATACAGGTACACTGGAGACGGATATCATATAAGCGGTGGCAATGAGTGTTTCTTAGGGTGTGAAAAGAGGAGGGCTATTTGCAAAGACTTTATGTCAAAGGGGGGTCCATTTGTGAAAAATGAATACAGCGGACGCTTTGGCGAGGACACTGTATTTACTGTTGTAGAGATTTATTTGAGAATGAAGGCTAGCGAAAGGTTTGATTGGAGACCCCTTTTGAGAAATACACTATTAGGCTAACTGCCGGTTTGAAATATTCAGCGGTCTAAATATTGTCTAGTGCGTCCCGGTTAAATCACATTACATCATCTTAAACTTTAGGAAGATGCCTTGTGCTTGTAAACAACCCCAGCCAGAATATCCAGAATCTGATCATTGGGGGCCAGTCCTTTGGACAATCTTGCATGCCTTAGCTCAGAAAAGTGGTAAAGCACTTTTTCCATCAATGTACGATGATGAGCGAAGGCAGTGGATTAATATTCTTACAACTCTACCCAAGATGATCCCCTGTTCTATGTGTAGAGCCCACGCGGAAGAGTGGATTGCTGCTCATCCTGTAGCTAGTATCAAAACCATGCCCTATAGTGATCTGAATGAATGGTTAATAGATTGGGTTTACACTTTCCATGAATCTGTTAATGCACGGAACGAGAAACCATCATTTGATAAAGCTTTATTAGGGGCAACATACAATTCAATATCTGTAGCCGGTGCACTGCGTGTTCTGAAACCATTTATTGAGACTGCCATTAAACTTTCTGGCATTACTCTGATGCCATGGCAAAAATGGCTGGGATATGTTACTGTGCTAAAGTCATATTATTAAGTAAGTGTAATGCTATCTTTAGAAATAATCTACGGTGGTGTAAAATACAAAAAAGTACGCCATGCTGTAATGTGTAAAATCTGTAAAGATACGATTGAAGCACCTGATTACAAAGTATGCAAATGTGGGTCTGTTGCAATAGATACAGGTCGTTTAATTGGTTCCCTTAAAAATATGAAAGATAGATCAGTCTATTGTGCAAAAGTAGGTGGTAAGACTATCTGGCTTCCAGAAATTATTCCACAAATGGTATTTTGGGAAAAAAAGGTATGTATTTCCGAATAACTTTAATAACTTCTGGATAATTAACGTCTACCATGATCAAGATTCCTGCAAATTGCAAGATTAGAACATCACCATATTCAAGCCCTTCCAAAGGATGTAATAAGAAAAATAAGTATAAAAACCCACCTACTGAAAGTTTTGATATAGCTTCTAGAATAATATAAATATCAGAATTTCTAGTTTGTTTTTTAAATATAATGAGAACTACTTGCAAGATAACCATTAATCGCATGAATAAGAAAAACGTCTGATAGCCTCTCATTTATTTCAAGAAAGATTTTTAAGTTTGGCCAGAACCACCTACAGAACCTGCAGGGACAGTAGCTCTCTTCAACTTGATTGCAGACTTCTTGCCTGCAAGCGTAGCCGGTGCTGCGGTGCCTGCGGCAATACCTCTTGCACCACCCGTCCACAGGCGTAGCCACTCTTGAAACATAGCTCTGCAACCTCTTGCAGCCTCTGCAATAGCAGCACGTGCTGTCAGCTCATTGCCATCCTCCACACCAATACGCAAAAGCATCTCATCTTTCAGAGGATGTGGGATCTTGTAGCCTGCAAAAGTTAACCGAGGCATTGCCTCACCCTCAATATGATTCTCAACCAACCATGTCTGGATCATATTTCCAAAAGTATGATCTTGTCCTTGAATAATGAAATCATAACCAGTCATTAGTGCGTCGGAAGGTACTGCATTCACCGTACTAGGCAGATCACCTGAATCTAGACCAGTAAACTGATCACACATCTCAACAAGACCAATGAGAGCACGCTCAATAATAGCACGAGGTGCCATAGTGCCAATAGACTCAATCTGGAAATCAAAACTATTTGGCTCACCCTTCTCGTCCACCTTGAAGATCCGTTGAATTTCCATTGTCTTGAACTCACGATCTAGCTCACCACGCCTAGCCTCATCCTGCTTCAGTGACTCAGGTTGCACATTCTTGTGACGAACAAGCCACTTCTCAAAGTACTCATTACGCCTTTTTGTATCCAGATCTAGAGTATTACCATAGGAGGCCTGTGATGTTGGGATGAACCTGGCGTGCTCACGACCAATACCTACTGTTGCACGCATTTCAGCCTTGAGAGTCGGTGTTACTGCTGCAGTCCTTTTACCTGGCAGAGTTGTTATCAAGCACGTATCACGGGTCAAAGTGTTCACCTTGAAGAATTCTCGGCCAGGCACCTCAACTAAGATTTCTGACAGATCTGCTGCCTTCCGCCTCTCAAAGACCTGGATGTCTGCAGCCATAACATCCCGGGGATCGGGTCTCTCGTTAGTCAAATCTAGTTTGAAAACATAACGATCCGGATCCCACTTGAGTGCATCTGCACCGTGAATTGGAATTAGGCTGATACGGTGGGCAAGAAGCTCATTTGGTTGCGTATTACTGTCATTTTGGCCAATCTTGATATCTGAGTTATCTAAGACTTGGCCAGGAGGATCTGACCGAAATGCCACCATGGGAACCAGAGTCATAATTCCTCGGCGTAGAGTATTTGCATAAGGGTATGATGTGGAAGCAAGAGTAAACTGGAGTCGGCGTTCAGAAACGCTCTGAATATTCTCAAAGGTTGCCATTCTATACTAACTCAGGTTGGATTATTAGATTCATTTTTTATACCATACTTTATACTACTAAACATCTATAATTATGTAAACTAAGTAGATGCAAGCTCTTAGTGAAATGTTTAGTAGTGCAGCTTCCGCGGTAACTGGTGCAACTGGTGCAACTGGTGCAGCAGGTGCAAGTGCAGCAAATAGCTCTAGAAAGAATAATTCTAAAGTTACTGGCCTAGGGCCTGAGATTGCCCCAGGTAATACACATGTACCAAACTCTACTGCAACTGGAGGTATGGGTACACCTAGTCAAAGAGGTGGGCGTTGCTACAAAAAGAACCGATCTAATAAAAATCGTAATAGAAAGAACAAGAGTAGAAAGAACCGTAGGTAGTAAACTGCGCGTTTTAATAGCGGCGGCTTATTAATGTGAATTTGTAGAATGGCCCTACGGCACAGTCAACCACCCCACACTTGTTACTATAGCAACAAATGTGAATGGTCTGAAGCGTTTTTAAAAGAATTAGCAACGACTCAATACAAGGGAGAATTTCATTTTGTTTGCATAGATACTACACCTCGGTCACAGCTTCCCAATTGGCTAAAACAAGTCCCGACACTTTTAATTAAGGGTGCCGAGGAACCAGTGAAGGTAGGAAGTGAGGTGATGAATTGGTTATATGAGCGCAAGATGAAAGATACATCTAGAGCACCTGCATCTGTTGTTAATACAATGAGAACCCCTTCTGCAGGTGCTGCTACAGGTACAATAGGATCTATGGAGCCTGAGGCCTGGAATATATCTGAGATGGGGGGTAAACTCAGTGAGTCTTACGGCAACTTAGTTGATGGATCTGGGGCTAGTGTGGAAAGTAGTAGTTCTAAAAATTTTGATTTTGGATTTTTAAATGGGAATGCTGCGCCAGGAGATAGAACTGGCCAGAACATGGGTCAAGGAATGAAAGTAGAGCCAGGAAGATCAAAGTCTAAGAAAGAGGAGCTCTTTGACAAGCAGATGGAGTCTTATCAACAAAGCAGAGATATTGGAATACCAAAGAAACGTTCTCCACCCATTTAATATGCATTTTTTACAGGCTTAGGCAAAGCCATTGTGACGTTGCCTAACAAAATATATTAAACATATATAGAATGATTTTTGGATTAATTGCTTTGAAACAACAATTAGATGCTTCTACAGCAGAATCATTTGATGGTTCTAATTCAAATGGTTCTCTTAGTTTATTAGTAATTATTTTAATTTTTGTAATATATATAATAATTTATGCATATGGAGCTGCTAGACTTTCTTATTTTTATAATATGAATAATGGCAACTCAGGATCTGCTTTATTTTATGCTGTACTAGCATTTTTATTTGCAGATTTCTATTACCCATTTTTTTCATATTTTTTAAATCCTCAGTCCGCTAAAGCGCGTAATAATATCTCTTTACCTCCAATGTAAATATCACATTTTTTGTGCTTTTGCGCAAGGTAACAATGGCTCTGCTTAAGCTTGAAAAACGCAGTACGCCTAAACAGTACTGACATATCTAATACCAGAGATGTCACTACTAGGTGCCTTTTGTAACCAACTCATCCGTTTCTTTGAAGAGCTAGCAATATCATTCCCGGAAGAAAAAGGAATTTCTATGGCTCTAGAGGCCATTCAAGCCGGTAAGAAATCTAATCCACGTTTAATGCTAGATGTTTTCTATGAGAATATCTACGTTCCCGCAAATGATTTGATTGTAAACAAGAAAGAGGTTGAGATCCGAGACTTGGCTAGGTCTGTATTGTCAAACAAGTATAATGAGATGATGCCGGCATTAATGATCTTTGATAAGTATTGGCCAACAATGAGTCAGACAAATAAAGATGTTATTTGGCAGTATTTGCTAGTCTTGTGCAAACTTTGTGAAAAAGTGCGTGAATAATTATATAAAGTAAAAATAGATATATGAGTAATCCTAATAGTCCTAAACCTAATAGTCCTAACCCTAGTACTCCTAGTAGTCCTGGACCTAATGTTTATTCAACAAGTAATGAACAAGGCCCTTTGCCTACAGGATGGACTACGAGATTTTCTAAAACTAAACCTGGTAAACGTCTTTATATTCACACAACATGGAAACGCCCTCAAACTGAAATGATGTCGGATAAACCAGCTACTGCTGTAATGAATAAAGAATTTATAACACAAGGTGGACCTCAGTCTTTACCTAAAATAGAGGTAGTGTTACCTCCAACACCCAAAACATATACAGCACAATATGCACCGGCTCCTAATACTAAAATTAATTGGGATGAACTTAAAGAAAAATGTTTACATAGTGAAAATGGTGTTACTGAATTTAAAGAAAAAATAATTAGTGAATTAAAAGCTGGAAGAGATATATCACTTGATGTTGTGGAAAAATTTCTTAATGTTAAAGATACTATAGCACCTAAACCTGGAAGTAAACCTGTACTACCTTGGACTTTGCCAGGGGTCACTCCTTATAGGGTAAAAATTTCTACAAATAAAAATGCAAAATGGACAAAACAATTAGAAGAAGCCTATACTGCTAGACAATGGGACTGGGGGAAAGAAGAGCGTATTAGAAGAGAAAAACAATGTTTACAAGAATTAAAAAGAGGGTTAGGGTTAGATGATTATACTCTTGCGAAAAAAAATTTTCCTATTATGAAAAATGCAATTATTGCTAGAATTAAAGCGGGTGAAACCATTCCTTTAAAGCCTGATATTGAAAAATTATATTATTTAAAACCTGATCGAGCTCCAGGAGGATGTTCATATCCAGGTGCTGGTGAAAGTTGTTGGACAAGTAAATTTCAAGAATTGTATGATGAATTAAAAAAAGAGGCTGTACCAGGCGTATCAGATCCTAGAAACACATATGAATCTCTAAAATCAAAAATAATTAATAGACTCAAAAAAGGAGAAGAAATTCCATTGCATCCTGATATTGAAAAATTATACAATGAAGGAGAGGGGCTAGAAGAAGGACATTGTTCAACACCTAATATGACTAATGAAAATATAAAATCTTGTGAAGAAAATCGGCTTGAAAGTTTTTATAAAAAATTAAAAGATGAAGCTCTACCAGGCGTATCAGCTCCTAATAATAAAATTAATTGGAAAAAACTTAGAGAAGAATGTTTACAAAGTTATGATATAGATAATTGTGTTACTGAATTTAAAAAAAAAATAATTAGTGAATTAAAAGCTGGAAGAGATATATCACTTGATGTTGTGCAACAATTTCTTAATATTAAAGATGCTACTGAAATGTTGCATAACCCACCTGGAGCAGCACCTACAGGAGCTGCTTCCCATACTCTCTGGCCCCGAGCACCTGGAGGAGCGCCTGGAGGAGCACCTGGAAGAGCACCTGGAGGAGCATCTGGAGGGCGACGTACTAAAAAACACCGTGGTGGAGCTATACCACCTCCTTGGATTCTTGATCATTCACCTTATATGTCAGGCGTTAGTACAAATAAAAATGCAAAATGGACAGAACAATTAAAACAAGCCTATTATGATAAAAAAATAGAACAGGAAAAAGAATATCGTATTAAAAGACAAAAACAATGTTATCAAGAATTAAGACAAGCAGCAGGTTTAGAAGCATCAACAGTTGCAGAAGAACCAGCGACAGTAAAAATGGCAGTTACACCAAATACTAGTGTTGGATCATCGTGTGCATCTAGGCATTTTAATACAGAAGAAGACCGTAAGGCATGTTATAATAGACAAAAAGGTGGTAAAAAGAAGACAAGGAAAATTTCTAAGAATCACAGGAAACACAAGACTAGTAAACGTAGACATTAAATGCGGATTTTATTCCAGATAAAAATATGATATAATTTTTCCTTATTCTAAAATAGAATAAAGATGAGTTGGTGGAGACCAAAACAAGTAAATAAAAGTAAAAATATATCTGTCCCAATATCTGTACTTGAATCTGAACTTGAATCTGAACTTAAATCTGAACCTAAACCTGTAGTTGAATCTAGTGAAGGCGCAAAATTGTTTATAAAGAGAAGCCATGAATACATGAATGAATTAATGGAAAATACTAAAAAATTAATAATTGAAATGAATAAATATGAAAAAAATCCAAGTTATACAAGCTGGAATCATATAAAATTATATACAAGTAATATTCTTAGTACCAGATTAAGTCTAGATACACTTGATCGTTTATGGTCTCATAAAGTAAAAAATACGAATGGGTTTAATAAATTAATTGAAAGTAAAAAAACTTTATATAAATCAATAAAAGATATTTTAGATAGGTGCGAAGATCTTATAAAAGGGGACATATTTGGAAGAAATATAAATAACCACATTTTTCCAAAGTTGAAACCAAGTGCAAGTACAATAACAACCCCCGGTTTAGTTATAAACCCATTACAGAATACGCAAATTGCAACTACAATAGCAGCCCCCAGTTTACCTATACAACCTGCATTATCTGGTGGCGGATCTTCACCAATTGAAGTTAATGAAATGCTTGAAACAATTATAGAAAAGGCCAAAGCTTTAGGTATGAGTCCAAAAGATTATATGACATCTCCAAATGGATTAAATGTTCCTGAAAGTGAAGCTCCGCGTTTATATGACTCATTAGAATGTTTAGAATTAATAAATTCTAATAATGGTCAAAACAATGAAAACGGTAAAAATAATCAAACTCTAATTAATGCATTAAGCAATGGGCCAGAAGGTATGTTTGGCAGTGCACCAAAAGGTGGTAGAAAAAGATATAAAAAACAAACTTATAAAAAACGTAAGGGTAATAAACGTACACGTAGACGTTAACGTATGCTCTTTTCAAAAAAGAACCCAAAAAAGCCCAAAACGTTTTTGCGCACTTTTTTGCTCCCCGTAGGGGAGCCATGGCTTCGCCTGTAAAAGTGCTGCACGTAAAGATTCTACAAATCCTCATATATATCCTGTCTAGATGAGTGCCCCATTAGATGCAATCTTCCAGACAAAATACGATGAGTTTGCTGCTGCCCTAGCCGATGTCTTTCCTGAGATGACTGAGGTAATCAAGACAGCCACTGATCTCACTGCAACAGATCGTCTACAGATGTACAAGGCTATGATACTCCCTAATGCCGGTAATCCTAAGCGTGATTCCACTAAGTGTCCAGGCATGGTTCTTCCCGGCGTCATGATTACAGAGGCAACATGGGCCGCCGCAACAGCAGGTACTAAGAAAGCCATCAACCAGTTCTTAAGTATTATGACTTTCTCCTTTGTGATGAAAGACGGTGAAGGTATGTCAGGTGCTTTTGGTGGTGAGGCATTTAAGACATTTGCCGAGGATTTCATGAATCAATGGAGATCAAAGCTGGATCGCAATGAGTTTGACTCTTTTACTGAACGCATTAAGGAACTCTTTGGTTCCGGTGGTGATCGTCTTCCTCCTTTCCCTGAAAGATTTAAGAATGGTCGTCTAGCAAAGCTAGCCGAGGACATTGTCCGAGAACTCAAACCCGAGGAGTTTGGTCTAGATCCTGAGACTGTAAAACAGTGTGAGGAAGACCCAAGTCGCGCATTTGAGATTCTGATGCAAAGTACCATGAAGAATCCTATGGTGATTCAAAATGCCATGAAGCGCATTATCAAGAAACTCCAGGACAAGTTCCAACGGGGAGAGTTCAAGCCTGAAGATTTGGCTGCTGAAGCTGAAGAGATGATGAAAGAGTTTTCAGAGAATCCGGCATTTGTTGAAATGATGGAGTCACTGAGAAAAACATTTAGCTTTGAAGATCCTGAAGCCGCCGCAGCGGCCGGGAGACCTGAGTCTGCAAGACTTGCTCTTGTCAAAAACCGTCTCCGACAGAAGTTAGCCAAGCAGAATGAGGCAAAGGCTGCAGCTGGCATTCTTCCTAAAGCAACTCCTATTGCTACCCCTACAGTAAACACGCTACAGAATCCTAGATTAGTAGAAGGTGAAGAGTTTGAATCCATTTTACCTAAGAAGAAACAGTCTAAGAAGTAGGAGAGATGGTTAAAGTGCCACATTGTACACCAGGATGGTGGGAAGATCCAATGATAATTATAACTGGATCTTGGCTTGCACAATGGAAACGACGTAACACTGGTCGCCCTCCGTGTTTTACTGAACGTGTAAATGCTCTAACACGCACATTTTTAGCTATAATACTAGTGGCTCTACTCTTTGCACTATTCAATCACGATATTCTAACAACATTGACATATTCTCTTTTACTAGGTATCATAATCACTTTGCCTGATATTGTAGACATGGTCAAAGCATCATATATTCAAGAGGAGTTTGTTGCACGCATTACACCCCATGAGCCTGTAGATAATTCATGGTCTACTAAAGCCACTACATCGGTGCCTTCGGCAGGTGCAGATGACTCGTTTGATGATGGTCAACTAATGACACTTCCAAGCCCTAAAAATCCCTTTATGAATGTTCTGATTGATGAGATCAAGTACAAACCAAATAGGCCTGAAGCTAAGTCTATAGAGGACCCGGTAGTAAAAGCTACGTTGGATGATTTCTTTAGAGTAAATTGGTATTCAGATCCTACTGACGTCTTTGGTAAGTCTCAGAGTCAGAGATCTTTTGTGACAATGCCTTCTACAACTATACCAAGTGATAGAGAGTCTTATCAGAATTGGTTATATAAGATTCCTGGTAAGACATGCAAGGAAGGTGGGCGTGAGGCGTGTGTGGGTGGGACAGAAGGGGCTGCCTTACCATGGCTCAATATTAATCCTTAGACTGTGTTTGTAAAAATGCCTTCTTAGATCTTGTACCCCGGCATTTAAATTTTTTTAGAGTACGACCCTTACCTTGTAAAACAGATTTAACACATATGGCAATGGCTGCTTGCTCTTTACCAGATGTGCCTTTAGCATTTCCTGGACGCACTTTTACAGTCTTTTTGACAGACTTTATGCACCGACAGAAACGGTCTAGTTGTTTCATTTACTGATTATGTGATAGTTTTTTTCCCGAAAGTCAACAGATGGATATCAACCGCCTGACAAAAACGCGCGATGATCTTTGCGGAATTCAGCAATATTATACCCAGAGTCTTGGACCTGGTAAGTATACCACTATGAATCTAGTGCCTGATGCAAAACAAGTAAACCCTTTAGCCTCCGAGCAGCAGTTAATGTACCCCAGAGAGGGATATGGTTTTAATAATGCGCAGGTGGATGCTGATTCTATGCTCCGTAATGAGCCGTCTTTTAAGAGTAATAGATGCCAGATTAGGGCTCAGGCGCGCCCTTTTCTGACGGTGCCTTACATGGGTGGTGGTCGTGGTAACCCGGATGTGGAGAGCCAGCTCATTCACGGTGAGCAGGTGAAGCAGATGAAAGAATGTGGCACTGTGACGGAGCAGGAGTTTACGGGCCAGTGGACTCCTTTAGTGCAGAGTCTTTCTGAGAATATTCAAAATCCCAAGAATTTAGTACCTGAGGTTGCTGCGGCTGGTTGGATCCGTGGTGGTATCCCTAGCAGGGCTTATATGAGGGATGTCAACTGTTAGGCTTTCAGCCTAACATTTTCTAACGAGCAGCCTTTGGCTGCGCGATGTCAACTGTTAATCCACAGGATTAACATGTTCCAACGGAGCCACGACAAAGTCGTGGCAATGTCAACTGTTAGGCTTTCAGCCTAACATGTTCCAACGGAGTTTTAAATATATCTTAAAAATTAAAGTCTTCAGTATATATAATCTCATAATACCACTATAAATACTTTAATAAATATAGATGTCAGTTCCAACTCAAAGTTCTTTGTTGGGTTCAACTTTATCAAGATCTCCTTTAGACCATAATCCGGCAGGGGGGCCACCTCCACTTGTTATTCCACCTGTAGTTGGTCCAAATATACGCGATTTAATACTACAGGAAAAACTTAAACTTGTTACAGCTGGAGGCCCATTAGGAACTACACGAACATTATATCGTGGAGTAAATGTTCCATGTACAAGATTTCCTGATGCAACTAATCCAACTTTTTGGTGTGAAGATGGAGTATATAGACCATTTTATTTTTGTGAAAACGGCAATTTAAGACCAATTTGGAGATGGGCTAAAATAACTATTAATGGTGATGAGACTTATCGTTGGTATAATAATCAAACAAAAACATTTATTTATAATGATGACGAATTGCCAAAAATGCCAATAATTAGAGATGCTTTATCTAATCCAAGGGCGGGTGTAATGGGTCTACAAAATCGCATATTTCAATGGAGTTTTACAATAAAAAAATGGCAATACAAAGATATTTATGCCTTTGGAAATAATTCTATACCATATCAATCTGGTCAGGTATCATATAGTACACCATATAGATATCTACAGGTATTTGGAAATTTTTGTCCAGTAGATGATCCGTATGACTTAGACCATGAAGGACAACCATTTACTTATCGTGCTCCTCTAACAGGAGCTTTGCGAATTAGTAGTTACTTTCCCAAAAGTGGAGGTAAACGTAAGACAAAATATCGTAAACATAGAGTTCGTAAATACAAGAAATCTAGAAAAAATCGTAGATAAAAGATTATATACTCTTAGAAAATGGAAGATCCCTTCCACGTAATGAAACACCCGTTTGAGAAAAAGGAAAATCCTCAAACGTATGTTGAAAATGTATTCAGCTATGTTCATAAACAACCTGCCCGGCATATGCTAGGCCTCATTGGAGGAAATGCAGTCAGCTTACCCGCCGGCAACATGGTAGACGTAGAGTCAGATCTGAGACGCTTGAATATTCCTCTCACCTATTGCCCTTCACGTGAGTACCAGCCTCCTGCTTCTCAACAGACTGAGATTATCAGAAAAAATGTAAAGTCTGATCTAAAAATCAATGTGCGCCCTAGACATCTACCTGCTATTCAGATGTGGCCATATGCACCCACTTTTGCCCCTATGCCTATGAGTGTGCAGCAGTGTGGACGTCCTGAAAAGTATTAATATCCCGGCAGGACTTCCAGATAAAATGCGTATTATAAAGAGTCTTGACAGTAGAACTGCCAACTTCAAATTTTTTATTTTTTAAAGAACCTGTATTGCCTAACTCTAAATTATTTCTATGTTAAAGTATAAGAGATGTCAGGATTTAGCAGAATGAGAGGTGGTGGCCCTTGTGAAGCACAGTATGCAGGAAAAGCTATGAATCTTAATACAATTGCTGCAATCCAGACTTGCAATGAGCAGTTAAGGGCATCAACGCCATGTGCTTCTGAATGTGCAAAAAGTCCTGTTGCTAAGGCATGCTTAGATTGCAAGGTTAAACTTAGAAAAGGTGGCAGGAGCCACAGGCGTCGCAGAATGAGAGGCGGTGGTCCTTGTGAAGCACAGTATGCAGGAAAAGCTATGAATCTTAATACAATTGCTGCAATCCAGACTTGCAATGAGCAGTTAAGGGCATCAACGCCATGTGCTTCTGAATGTGCAAAAAGTCCTGTTGCCAAGGCATGCTTAGATTGCAAGGTTAAACTTAGAAAAGGTGGCAGAAGCCGCAGGGGGCGCAAGGGTCGCAGGAGTGGAAGCAGGCGCACTCGTCGCCATTAAACTTGTAAATATGTAAAACCCACATCTAAACATTAGAATTCATCATATACTATATTATGAACCCATATGTTTTAGCAGTCTATACATCTCCATTTACCAAGATCCGTCTAGGTAAAGATAATGATGGCGGGTATGTGATAGCTAATTTACCAAATGCAAAGTATACATTATTACTTTCAGGTGGTATAGAGAGTGAAATTACATTTGAAGAAGCATTTATTAAAAAATATCATAATACTAAGTGCCTTGCATTTGATGGAACAATAGATAAGATGCCTCCAACTAAAAATCCAAATATTGCCTTTATTAAAAAAAATATTGGCTCTGAAAATAATGAAACGATTACAAATTTGCATGATATCATCAACGCAAATGATGCAATCTTTGTAAAAATGGATATAGAAGGCAGTGAAATACCGTGGATTAAAAGTTTAAATGAAACCCAGATAAATAAATTTGAACAGATTATCATAGAGTTTCATAATCCATTTTCAAATTCTGACGCCGAAGTCTTTGACAAATTAAATAGTACCCATTATTTGATTCACTTTCACGGGAATAATTGCTGTGGTCTAAACTTTCACAAGGGTGTAAATATCCCATTTGTATTTGAATGCACATATTTGCACAAAAAGTACTTTACAGAAGTACCTGAATTAAACACCGATCCAATACCCAGTAGCTTAGATATGAAAAATATAGATGCAGATGAAATCCATATAGACTATCCGCCATTTGTAAATACACTTTTTTAGAGGTGAAACTATGGCTCCCAAAGGGATCAAAAAAAGCGCGCAAAAAAGTTGTAAATATAAAGTATCCATAGTATTAAAAAATACAATGGATACTTGTTCAGGCGATGGATCATGTTTTAAACAATGTGATCACCATGGAAACTTGAAGCATCCCAAATTCTTCGGTGGAACATCAAGACATGACGCATTTTGTAAAGATATTATATGTCATAATAATTGCCAACTCCAAGAATGTAAGAATTACAGATTCTGTAATCAGAAAAGACCTCAACGACTTCTGAATTGTCATAATGGAATGTGTATGAACTGTGCAGTTGATGAGTATGCAAAACACAATTAAAGAAAATAACTTTAATTACCACACTCCTCTACATGCGGATCAATACAATCCCCACAGTATGTACCCTTGCATTTACTGCAAGAAGTATCCTCCATACACGTATTGCAAATACTATTAGAACAGATATCACAATAATTCAAATCCTCTTCGTGAATTGCCTTGTCATCTAGGCATGTATCACACGTCGTATATTTACGTCCACACCCCCACTGAGTATATGTGCCACATAAATACCCATCTACTGTATCCTGACCACAGTTATTATCGTCGCATACCTTCTTCTTGCACCGAATGCATTCTTCTACAGCAGGTTTACCACATACACACTTATCTTTATTAGGCTGAGATTCAGATTCAGACATTCTAAACATTTATTGCAATAAATGTTTATATCGTATGATACACTACCACTTAATGGCGGCGCCTTGTCTTTGAGGAGTTTGAACCACCAGATTGCTTTTTTCTACGCAAAAGTGTACCTGTTCCAATAATAACTAAAAGTGTTTGACCAAATTCAGAAGTTTCTATATCAAATCCAACAATCATATAATTATTTCCTTTTTCTTTTACCAACTTCTCTACCTCTTTTATTAATCCTTCACGTAAGTCCAGAATTGTTTTTTCCAATAATTTGGATTTACCACCAAACAATTCTCCAACTCCCACACCAATACCACGGACTAAACTGACTGATTCATTGTGTGCAACTGTAACAATATCAACTGGCTCCCATTCATTAGTATCATAATGTCCAGTTGTATATACACCGGGCATATCTAATTTGGATGTTTTTTTAAATATGCCGATTAGAATGACCTCAACGAGGCTCAAACAAGATAACTTCCACCAGCAAGATGATATGCGTATCACTTCTTATGCAGTCCGCTATTATCTAGAGAAGCCTGAGCACAATTGCCCATCTTCATTCCCGGCAGAGCCTACAATCCGTCTACAATACTCTGGTGCATCGTGGCCTCAAGGGAAGTGGAAGACAGATGTGGAATCTGATCTGAAAAATCTAAACCGCCTTGGTACGCGTGTTAAAAATAATGCAATTCAATATGACCCTGAAAATAATAAATTCACTAATGCGCCTCTAGAAAATGCTGCCGATCTGTCTATGGGTCTTACTTACCAACGCCTCTATAACCCTCCCTGCACTCTGAGGGCAACCGGCTGGAACCGTTTTATAGATCTTCCCCACGATCCCCAAGAAAACTTTGAGACACCCTTTGACTTTTTCTTACCTTCACGTACACAGTCAAAAGATGCGTGGACAAAGCAGCAGTGTTATAAAGACATGGCTAAACAAGTACACCAGCCTTAAACATTATTATTTTTATAATGCGCTACTAATTGTCAGAGTGTAAAAACACACTAACAGATAGTATGGAAATAGCTGCCCTCTCAGGATTATTAGCCCTTGGCTATGCTGTTTCTCAGATGGCTACGCCAAGAAACCAGATGGCTACGCCTAGTAAACCGCAACAAGGGGGCACAAAAATAAATGAAGGATTCCGCACACTTGGTCTTGGTATCTTACCACAAGATCAACCACCTTCCGACCCTGCTATGCCTGTGCCAAGTGAATACTATACCATTGGCATACAGCAATATTTAAGTAAAGAAGAAGCAATAAAAATTAAAGATCTGAATAATCGTCTTAATGATCTTGCTGCAACAGGATCTCCTGAAGGTCAACAATCTATGAAGGCCCAGATTCATACAATTCTAGAACGAGCCGCAACTAGACGATCTCAAGAAGGGGGGTCAGATGCTAAAAGAGCTGCAACAAATGCAGCTTTTGCAGGGACTGAACTAGATCTGATGTATAAAACACCCGGCGGACATTCATACCCCTCTGAACCAAATGGTGGTCCTAAATACGGTGGGCCTATTGCATATGCAACTTCTATGCCCCCCAAGGGTGGATGGTCTGCTAGCAATAATCAAGGTAGAGGGCCACTTCCCGAGCCCATAGAGGCAGCAACTCCTATGATTGCAATGGAAAGTAGTGGTGTAGAAGCTTCATCTGCTTGGATCAAGGGTGACTCAGTCTATAGTAGTCTCACTGGACAGACTATTGCAGCGGATGACTTTAAACACAGCAACATGCAACCATTCTTTGGTGGCAGTGTCAAGCAAAACATGACTGCATCTGCCAATACAAGTCGCCTAGACACATTTACAGGTGCAGGCACTACCCAGGTGCAGAAACAAGAGCAGAAACCTATGTTTAATCATAGTGTGCCTTTTGGTCAGCCATTTGGCAATGAACCCAATGCAGACTTTATTAAATCACGCATTGTGGATCCTATGCGCCGCAACAATGAGAGGCCCTTTGAGGCAACACGTGTGGGTGCAGGTGTTGGTGAAAAAGGTGGTATAACAGGCAAGGGTGGTTTCCAACAGTTTGAGGTAAATGAGATCATGAAGCGCGCAATGCCTACCACTGACAAACTCCGTGTAGCAGACAAACCCAAGCTCTCTTATAATAACCAGGTAATCCCTGGTGTGCACTTTGTGACTGCCGCTGCTCTTGATTCAGGTGAGGTGCGTAAGTACAGGCCTGATACGTTCTTTCTTAATGAGACAGGTGAACGCAATGGTATAGCAACATCTGAGGTCAGTAAGGAGACCGTCAGACCTATGCAGGTCATGAAATACACTACGCGTACTGACACATCTGAGGAACTCATTGGTACTCCTGCTTCCCAGGAGGCATTTAAGTCCTATGTGGATGGTGAGCACGCTACACCCCAGACACAACAGTTTGGTGGTGCAGGCTACCGTAACAATGACGCTTCTTCTTATGGCTTAGGTCCTCGTGATGACTATGGTGCAACAACATATGAGGTGCGTCCTAATGAGCGTCTAGCAACACAAGAACGTGTAGTGGGTCTAAATCTGGTACCTGCTGATTCTGGTCAAGTTCCTGTACACTATAATGACGATGCAAGGCCGACCAGACGCGGTGAGACTGTGGGCAATATCAGACAGACAGGCACCCCTGTTGGCTATGCTGCAAGTGCTCCTGCAATTACAACGTGGGACCCTAGCGATGTGGCTAGGACAACGATTAAAGAGACAACAATTGACTGGGATTACCGCGGAATCTCAGGACCTGGTGCTGGCCCTGAGCGCCTCAAGGTCTATGATCCCAATGATATTGCTAAGCCAACTCAGAAGTCTCAACTCTCCGCTGACTCCCGTATTGCTGGTCCTGCTATCAGTGTTAATAAGGACTTTACCAGCCACGAGGCAGCTTTTAATATGCGCAAAAATGAGTCCAAGACAACAGTGGCAGTGCGGCGTAAACCAATGGCGGGTAATGGAAATATTGCCGTGTTCCAGGGTGATATTAGACAAACTGCCAAGAGGTTGACTATGGATGATGTAAATGACAGAGCCATGGCAATCAATAGAGTCTCAGGTATGACTCCTGGCACGGCTGACTTAGGGCGCGTAAAATACAGACTACCTCTGAAGTTAGATGTGAGTATGGAACGCAATATGCCGGCAATAGTGGAACAAGTGGATAAAAATCCTCTGAACCAGTCACTGAGACGCAATGCTATTCATGATAGCATGCTCTTAGAGAAGCTGCAGGGGTCTAGGTAAATTTCATATCAATAATTAGAAAATGTCAGGTTACGCTTCTAATAATTCTTCAGAATTATTAAATTCTTCTTTTGAAGGTGATTTACCTATTGCGGGAGTTGCGGCAGCTGCGGCAGCTGCACCTATGCCTCTAGCAGTGGCTGCGCCCATAGCGCAAAATGCCAGACCTCAATTAAATGAGAGATTATTAACTATGAGCAAGAGATATCCTTCTAGAATTCCAGCTGGTACATTTTCCCATGTCCCGACACGAAAACCTCTGCATTCTAAAATATGGGGAAATGCACCATTTTTTAAAAATGCTAAGCCTGCGTCAATGTTAGAAAGAGGGTATGTAAGATCTATGGGAAGAAAGTTGGTTGAAGGGGAACATGGGTTATTCACAGAAAAAGATGGTATAGAAAGAGAGGTTAGAGTAATAGATAATCCTCCTGATGTTTATGGTAGACCAAATTATACATTTATTACCGTAGAATCCAATCCAGCATATAAAACTCTAATATATGCTCCTCTTAATAATAGGTTTGAATTCTGGGATTTTTATACGCATACTGCACCTGTAGCATTTGTGCCGAGACCAGGGTCGCTTGAAGCAGCATCTATTGTCTCTGCAGCTGGAGGTGGTTCTGGATTATTAGGTCTAGGCCCTGGTCTTGCTGGTGGTGCTGGATCTTTGGGTCTTGGTGGTAAACGTAAAATAAAAAAAACACGTAAAAATAAATTATCTAAGAAAAGTCGCAGACGTTCTAAGTAAAACGGGCAGATCTCCTCTCAGGCTCATTGTCTGTTAAGACGCTGCAAATTGACAGCATAAGAGTTGATAAACTAAATCCTGGTGTCCATTCTTTATTCAAGATATCTAATCTCAAAAGCCCAGTTGCATTTGAAACACAGATACAGTCAACTGAATCTAAGAACTTGACAATAGGTGGCTTAAATGGATAGTCAGGAGGGCAAAGAATTTCAATATTATAGTTTTTTCCCGCATGTCGTATATCTGGTAAGGAGTGAATATTTGCTGACCAGATATAAAAGTTGTCTGGATTGTGAGACAGAGAATAATAAGGTGAGAAATATGTATCACGCTTTATTTCCTCAATCTCTTTGAGCATTCTTTGTCTAACAAGTGCCATCTTATAGTGTAATACATATGTAATCTGCGTATATATTCAATTTTTTATAAAAAATAAAAAGCACCTAAGCACCCCTTTCTTGATAAAACAGAATGCAACAAGTTAGAGGAAAAAGTTACTTAGTTGTTGGTCCACCTGGATGTGGTAAATCAAAGTGGATCAGACAAGCTGCTGCAGCAGCAGGACACACTTTATTCAGATGGAATTGCCGAGATGATCGTGCTTTAAGACAAGGGCGTGAAGTCTTGCATGGGCTTGTGCGTACAAGAGAACCTACGTGGGTCTGGTTAGAAGGTGCAGATGATATAACCTTGGACGCACAGGCATTCTTACGCAGAATCTTAGAAACTGCATCTCAGAATGTAACATGCGCCCTAGAAGTGCGGCGGCTAGAGTGTATGGCTGAGCCTATTCAATCACGATGTATCTTGAAGCGCCTATTGGCAACTACAGGTGATACAACCTGGCGTCAGATCTTAATTTCTAGGACATGGTCTCAAGCATCAGATGCAAAAGTTCCCATAGTAGAAACACCTACAACCTTGGAAGAACTTAGAGATGTTAGGCTAAAGGGTGCAGATCCCTATGCAGTCTTGCTTCAGGTAGCAAAAGGTCACCCTTTAGAAAGGGAAGCTTTAAAACGATCAACAATTGGAGCAAGTCCGTGGATCTTGAGTGCCTGGCTTTTATCTCAAGCAAGATAAAATGGCAAAGACACGAACGAATAAAAATAGTAATAAAAATATAACAAGAAAGTCTAAAATCAATGTTCTTGGTACAGCTCTAAAATCTTGTTCTCTTGGTGCAGGTGCAGGTGTAGGTGCAAAGACTACTGGATTTTTTCGTACAGGATTTTGCACAACTGGGCCTACTGATACTGGAACCCACGTGGTATGTTCAAGAGTGACAGATGAGTTCTTACGATTCAGCAAGTCTCAAGGAAATGACCTAATTACTCCTTCACCTGAATCAGACTTTCCTGGTCTTAAAGAAGGAGATAGATGGTGTCTATGTGCGTATCGGTGGTTAGAAGCCTATAAGGCAGGAAAAGCTCCACCAGTTATTTTAAAATCTACAAATAAAGCTGTTCTCAGAATTGTACCTTTGAAATTGTTAAAACGCTATGCAGTCTAAAAATACGCGGTCTAATAACAATCTTTTTCTGCATTTATGATTTAGCATAATGGAACTTCAGGATGGTACGTCAGCGGCCATTTACAGTGAGGCTAAATCTGAATACACAAAGCAGCTGGTGTTTAACTTCCAGCCTGTCTTGCTTCGTTTCTTCCTAGATCGCTACGCTGAGACTAAGACTAGCCCTAGTGTAACATCCAAGGCAAAGTCTGCCTTGAGTGAGTTTCAAGAATCTCTATCTCAGATCCCCGAGTGGAATCTGGACAAGGTACGCAAGGAAACTACTGCACTTCTTGATAATGTGCACTGTGACTATATTGAAGATCTTATTACTGCTGTTTTTATAGCACATACAAAAATACTTTCTGCTATCAGGCTTAATGTGAAGCCCCGGCGACGCATTCAAATTACTGTGCCCAAGCCTGACCATTTCATGCATCGGTGCCTATCTGAGTGCAGCCGTCTAATGTGGTCTAATGTTTACTTATTCAATGATTCAGTCAGTACTTTGGATAGTCAGAAATACATGACTGATGTGAACCGATTCTTAGAAGAAGGCATCCTGCAGGCCATCAGAAATCTGCTCCCGGTTAAGTCTATCTTGCGTGATAGCCTACAGGAGGATGAGGATGATGGAATTCAGATTACCAATAGTCAATTAACTCCTACAGTTGTTGATGAAGATACTAATATTAAAGAAGAGAAGGTTAATAAAAAGGTAGAACAGAAAGTTGAAGAGAAAGTTGAAAAGGTTGAAAAGGTTGAAAAGGTTGAAGAAAAAGATATAGCAGAACCTATTAAATTACAACCAGAGCCAATTAAAGTTTCTCAAACTATCCCTACTGTAGCCGGCATGGATACACTAGTTGTAGACACTGAAAAGTCTGTAGGGTTCACAGGTATGGACTCAGTCTTTGGAGATTCTGGGCATGCTGAGTTGAGGCCAATGATTGAAGAGGGGGATAATGATTTAAAGATTCTGGGAGAATCTGAAGCTCTGGATCTTGGTGAAATTGAGGATTTAGAATTAGAACCTGTTCAAACACCTTTACCACTCTCAGCTGATGATTATGAGGCGTTATAAATCTGACGATTTATACACCTATGAGTCTTTATAATAAAACGCGTTAACCATACAAATTTTTTCTAAAGTGAACGCTCAGAATGCCTTACCTTGAACTCTTTGTCTGGGCCATTGTCGGTGGTCTAATCGTAGCCGTTTTAAGTGCCATTGCGGTTTATTATAACAAAGAGGAGCCTAACATGAAGCACCTCAGTCGCGATTTTATTCTCGGTGCAGCAACAACAGGATTTCTCTATCCTCTCATTCCCGAATCGTTTGATGATATGAAGTCTGTAATATCTACGGCTGGATCTGATCTAGGTGAAAAGGTAGGTTCTGTTATTAGTGCAACAACTGCAGGAGCAAGTGCAGCAGGCACTGGGTTAGATCCTGGTGTACAGGTAGGACCTGCTAATTTTTAATATAAGATAAAATAAAGGGGAATGCCCAAGACTATAAAAATATTAGATGCAATTCCTGCTTTAGCAACTGCACCTATATTTTATTGTTCAACACATGGACAGTATAGATTTGATCAATCAAATCCTCCATTTTCACGTGAAATGACTGTGCCACCAAATACAATTATTATTGAGACAACACCTATTCAATATCTTTGTTATTTTACTAATATTCTAGAAATAATAATGCCCCTTTTAACTGATAGAAGACGTTTATTAAAATTTTTGGATGGTCAACCAAGTAAAAAAACTATTGGCAAGGAAAATCTTAGGTCTAGTCAAAAATTTAAAATACTAGAAGCCCTTTCACAATGTATAATATATTTACCTGGATCAACTATTGTAGAAAGATTATTGACAATAGGTTCTGGAAGAAGACAGGTGCCACAGGGAACTATGGGTGAAAGAATACCTTTTAAAGAAATGAAATTTACAAAGTTTTTTGCTAATGAAGATGGACATACGCCACAAAAACCAAAAGAAGTATTAAAAGAAGTACGAGCACAATTAATGGCAAGTGATTCAGCGTTTGAAACATATAGTTCAATCTTAGCAAAATTAGATGGAGATCTTCATGGAGATCCAGGGCAACCTCGTATACTTATATTTCCAAATTGTGGAGAAGTAATAGCCCCTTTTAACCATGCAATAGATATAGGAAAAGTTGAAGAAATACAACACGCAGCAAGGTTAAAATGGATGAGTTTACAAACTAAGACTTTTAATGCACTTACCAGGAATTATACACAAAAACTCCTTTTAAATTCCGCTGCTGGTGCGGGCGGTGGTGCGGGTGCTGGTGCTGGTGCTGGTGCTGGTGCTGGTGCTGGTGCTGGTGCTGGTGCTGGTGCTGGTCCTGGTGCTGTTAGTTATGGCCCTGCTGCTGTTTATGGTGGTGTACCTTTACAAGCTATTAGTTATCTTAGATATAATCCTGCAACTGCAAGTCCTGCAATGGCAACTGAAGAAGTCTTTGTTGGAGAAATTCCAAAACACTCTTTAGGATTAAATGAAATTATGAAGGAACAAACTGGGATGATATCAGGTAGCAATGATGAATTTTATGCTGCAGCTGGGCGATGGCCTCAAAGTTCTCAAGAACCTAAAAAATCACATTCACGCGGAAAAAAACCAGTATTTATAGCACAAGTTATTGGTGGTGCTGGAGGTGCTGGAGGTGGTCATGTAAATTATAGTTGGGTAGCAAATTTAACTAAAGCAGAAATTAATGCAAGGCTCCGAGAAGGAGGTCAAGAATTATATGAATTTGTAAATGGTTTTCCTACTAAACTGACAATTATGTATGGTGGCACAAGCCATAAATCTAGAAAGAAGAGAAAGGTTAGAACCGGTAAGAAAACAAAAAGATATAGTATCTTTACAAAGTAAATGGATTGCTCGTGTTCTCCAGATGTCGGCGATTGTCCTCGCTGTCATCCTGAGATGTGGATCAAGTGTAAAAAAGGTATGTGTCATTGGAAGTCCAAAGCATTCCATTCGCGCCTTAGCAGAAAAGCGAATAGACTTTCTCGCCAGCCGGTGCGACAAAAGAACCAGACTCGCCGCAAATAAAATCAGCAAAAACATCTTTATTCAGCTGCTCTCTTGGTACAGCACACTTTACTTTCTTAGCAATTATACTATACAAATCAAAACCTGGATAGCGCTCAGAATTATCCCCATTCCACAAGATATTACGACCATCCTCATCAATAAGCCAAGACCACAATAAATTAAATAAGGGAGACACCGTCTCATTCTGAGTCCGATCATATTCGTTACTCAAAATGTACCCTCCTTCTTTATCATCAGGAATATCTCTGAATAATGCTTCTATGATACTCACTGATAGGCGACTTAAATCAAATGATGGATTGGGATAGACTTTGGGTTGAGAAGGATTATAGAGGGGTCCAAAGTTATACTGCGATCCCGCCTCATTTTCAGGCCAGTAATCATCACTTATACACAGAGTATTATTGTGAGTAAAAATAGCCCTGCCAAAGTCTATAATACGAAAAAGTTTCCCATACGTCGGTACCTTCCAAGTAGAACCATCCAGACTTGAATAGTAAAAGTAAACTTTGTCCGTTGGTGTCCATAAGATATTATTACTGTGAAGATCATTGTGTGTCATAGCCCACAGACTCTGAATCTGACACAGGGCAGCAGTTACTTGAAAGAGCCATGCAATCCAGCGAGCCTCCCACTCCGGCGTGCCCTTAGTTGCACCAACCTCTTGTTCATTATCTAAGAGGGAATCCATGGTATCTTTATTTGATTCTAAAAACATCAGCATTGTTGGAAATTCAGACAAAGCCGCAAAAATTTTTACTTCTTCTCCAATTTCATCAGAATAGTCTGAACCATTTGAATCATCAGATCTAGAAGAATTTGCAGTTGAAATACTTGCCGAGTGGAGACTTTGGGAATCTACCAACTTTTCTGAAGACTTGTATCCATAAAGTTCTGAGACTTCACTGGATTCTGACTCCGAGCTTGAATCAGATTCACATTCACTCAGATCTTCAGGCGCCTCCAATAAAGGGTCAGACTCATCCATTGCTTCACTGCCATTAAATCCAATAAGTTTAAAATTGCCTTTAGTCTGTTGTCTCCAAAACCATGATTCAAATCGTATATCCGGAAAGTCTTCCGTGATATTATAATAGTATTGTTTTGCAATAGCCAGATAAGCACCGTAGAATAAAGAAAAATGCGGTGAATGTTCAGCTTCTCTGAACTTGCTCAGCATGTAACATGCTACCGCATCAACGTATGCTTGATTATGTGGATCATGGAGTTTGCTGTAGACTTTTGCAGACTTGCGACCAGGAGAAGGAAGAGCAGGATGCTGGGCAACAGGATAGGATCCTTGAATCATACGATATGCATCAAGTAAGTGAGTCATTTTGCAAAATCCAGAGATATCAGCTACTTGGTTAGTGGCAGTGCCATCTTTGAATCCACGGACTTTGCCTGAAAAAGATCCAGAACGACATGGAACAGCTCCAATAATCTCTTCCAGATGCCATTTGTGGTCAAAGCGTAAGAAATTGCCTAGCTTCTTAGTCTTTGAAAATCTGAGCATACCGGGGTATGTTGTTTGAAGAGGTGTAAATCGCGATTCAAGAGCAGACTTTAGACTTGCAGATGGAGGGATATCCCAGATTGCAGGAGTAGGAAGAGTCTTCGTTTGAAGGGAAGGAAAGGGCGAAGACATTACTTTAGGGCAGAACATGGAATAGAGATAAGCAACGCGTTCTCTCTCTTTTTTTTGAAACCTCTAATGTCTTTAGTTACAATGGCAGCCTCTGCAGCAATGAATTTACAGTTAAAGAAGTTCAACATGTCACAAATCCCAGAAGACGCTGTCTGCATTTTCATTGGCCGTCGCCGTACTGGAAAATCCACCCTTGTCCGGGATGTTCTCTTTCATCATAAAAATATACCTCTTGGCACCGTGATTAGTGGTACTGAGGAGTCCAATGACTTCTACAAGAAGATGGTGCCACCACTATTCATTCATGGTCAATATACACCCGGCATAGTGCAGAATTACGTCGCAAGACAGAAACTGGTAATGACAAAGATCATGAAAGAGCAGCAGGCGGGTGGGCAGTCCAGAATTGACCCCCGGTCATTCTTGATCTTAGATGACTGCCTCTATGATGACAGCTGGACACGTGACTTGAATATTCGCTACCTTTTTTTAAATGGCAGATGGGTGAAGGTGTTCTTTCTGATTACTATGCAATATCCTCTTGGTGTACCACCTGTGCTCCGTACCAATGTTGATTATGTTTTCATTTTACGTGAACCATATCTGAATAACAGAAAGCGTATTTACGAGAATTATGGGTCCGCTTTTCCCTCTTTTGAATTCTTCTGTCAGGTGATGGACCAGTGCACAACAAACTACGAGTGTTTAGTTGTCAGCAATAACACACAGAGTAATAAGATTGAAGATATTATCTACTGGTACAAGGCTGAACTTCACGGCGATTTCCGCATTGGTTTGCCTGAATTCTGGGGACATAGTGCTCAGCATTATAGAGATTCTGAGGAGGCTGAGGTAAATAAGTATGACCCTAATGCTGGTGTTAGGTTGAAGGGGCCACAGATTCAAGTTAGAAAAGGTGGACAATAAATGCAGTGCAAATATACTATATTTAAAAAAACTGGTTGTAATTTTGTGGTTAATAAAAAAGTTTATAGTCTTACCATCATTTAGATGCTAGGACTACCAACTTGGGCTTTATTTTTATTTGTAGTAGGCACTTGTGCAATTATGCTTGGACATGCTGCTTTTTTGAGAGAAGGGTTTGCTGCAGGTGAACCCGGCATTAGATGTGGTGTTGATATGCCAAACTGTACTCCAGGAAAAGTCTGTATGAATGGATTCTGTCAAAGACCTAAAAAACCTAGCTTACCTGATAATGAGTTACCTATATTTCCTCAGGGATCACTAAATCCTTCAACGCTATAAACTATAAAAATATAGGGTCTGAACAGAAGAGATGTTAAAACTTAGTTCAGGACTAGGTCTTTTCTTAGCTGTTACATTTGTTGCGTTCATCTTAGTCAAGTTTTTGCAACCTGCCAACAAGTACGTCGGCAAGTGGAAGGGTGCATCTGCTAAACTGCCTTGCATGGCCAATGGTGTGTGCCCTAGTGGTCAGAAGTGCTCTGGGGGTTTTTGCAGTGAAGGATTTATGGCACCTATAAATATTTCAACTGATATGTCATCTTGCAGTGCAAAAGAATGCAATGGAATCAACGCACCTTGCGCTAGACGTGCTACTCCTTGTGAGGAGGGCACCTTTTGCCAGGGTAATCAGTGCGTTCCTATTGCTGCTCCCGACCAGGGCCAGGCATATAATCAAATTGGCGGAATCCTATAAACTTACATAAGCTGATTTACAGGCGCAGCTACTGGCGCAAATCCAGAGCCAGAAAGATCTGTAGCTGCGCTAGTGGCTGCACTAGCTGCATTCTTCTTTCTCTGAAATGCAAGATCAGCAGGACCTTCAAACATAGACCCCCAACCCTCAGAGGAACCTCCGGCTCCATTTGAAGATTGAGAACTATCTGCAAGATCAGGCGTAGGCCCGGCCTTCTTAGCACCCTTTAACAGTTCATTGCGCTGCTCTGACATGAACTTCTCACGAGACTCCTCATTGTCCTTGTAGTTCTTCATCAACATATTCAGTTGATCCTCCGCGTACTCCTGGTCCTGGACCTGGTGGGGCTTAGGATCCCAAGGCAACCACTTGCCCACTTCTCCAAGAAAGATATTGTGAATAGTATCATTGCGCTGGAGTTTCTTAGACATTGCAACTGCCTCTGCGTGAGTTCCAGTAACTCCCCGGACCTTGAGGCCACGCATGGATGTCCGGAACTCATTCTTTGCAAAGAACTCCTCTTCCAGCTTGGTCTGGTTCTTAAAGAGGAAGTCATCATAAGCCTCCTTGATAGTGGTCTTCTTGATAGATGCATCATTCTCTTTTACAAAAGTTTGATACGTCTCCAGAAGGGTACCAATATTTAGGCGTGCCTTACGGCAAACTGCAGCTGCACCACTGAGATCAGGACCAAGAGCATCCAGCTTTTCAGATTCCACCGTTAAACTGTTATTAACTCCCCGGACAAGAGAAACAAGGAAACTCTCTAGGTTTCGCATCTTATAATCAACTTCGTACTGCTTCAGAAACTCCCCAAAGAAATACTGATCCTTGTTTGCAAGGATATTCTCGGGGCTGAGGAAAGAAAGAAGCACAAACTTCTGACTACGGATCTCAGGGTCTTCCTCAAGAAAATCTTCTTTGGGCTCTGGCTTAGAAGAACTCATTATATGGTTAGTATACATTCAAAACTCTTAAAGTATCACGCGCCCATTAATAAAAAATCTAGATACCAGGTATAAGGAATGATGGATCTTTCTGAAGTTCTAGTCTCTGTACTAAAGTATCTGATTGAGGGCCTGGTGGTGGCTTTTGTGGCCCTTCTGGTGCTGAATCCCAAGAAGCCTAACTTTGGTGAGTTAATGACTATTGGTGTGGCCGCATTTGCCACCTTTGCTCTGCTTGACACGTTTTCTCCTTCTATTGCGGTGACGGCTCGTCAGGGTGCTGGCTTTGGTATGGGCGCCAACCTGGTGGGCTTCCCCCGTATGTAAGCGCTTTTTGAGAAAAAGCGCGCAAAAACCAAGCAAAAAGTTGCAGCTTGAAACAATCAAATATACTCAATACGCCTTTTGCCTACTTTTAAAAAAAGTATACAAAAGTTTAGATCTTATACCTCAGAATCAGACTTACTTTTCCTTTTTTCCTTTAAAGGGTTTTCAGTGTATTCAAAAGACTTACTTCTGCCTTTTGCAGCACTTTCAGAAAATGATCTAAATGCTGACTTAGGTGGTTTAGACTTTGGAGGAGCTGGTATATCTGGTTCATAGCAATAATTTAGTATAAGACGAATAAAACAAGGAATTATTATAAATATAACTATAAAGACATCAAAGATTATTCCTATTTCTAAGAATACATAACCCATGTAAGAAGGACATGTCCAGGATTCAAAACAGTATATTCCTATAATTGGAAAGATACATGCAACAAGAAACAATAAAAGTACGATTATACAACAAGCTGGATTTGATAGACAATTTATATCTTCTTTATATTGATCATTAAGAAACTTTTGCATAGTATGATTGGTAGTTAACTTTTTATAAAGGTTAACTGTCAATTTTACAAACAAATAAATTATTTAGTTGTTCTACGTCGTGTCTTTTGCATTTGTGCAGCAGCTCGTTGTGTAGAAGTTTTTGCAGAAGTTCGTTGTGCAGCAGCTCGTTGTGCAGTAGTTAGTGGAGCAGTTTGTTGTGCAGCAGTTCTTTTTTTAGCATTTAGTCTACTACTACCCATTGTACCATTTGATCTTGGTTTAAAACCAAGTGACCCATGTTGTGGCCCAGGTGGAGGTGATGGCGTTGGACCACGTGATCCAGTAGGAGGAGCCCCTGTAAAAGGATTAGATGGTTTTGTTAATTTTAATCTAATTATTTCATTTATAAAAGGTTCTATTTTTCTTGCTAAAGCATTTATATTTTCTGGAGTTTTTATATCTGGACCTTTATATTCTATATCTTTAACACAATCATCTATAATAAGTTCAGCTAAAGTTTTTATATATTCAGGTATATTTGTAATATTATCTTGTATTGAATTATCCATTATTTTTTCTTGTGTACTAATTAGTGAAAACCAGTATTTTATACTTTCTATTATATCTATTCCATTTGGAATTGAAGGGTTACTAAAAACCCCTTTTAATAATTTAAATGATTCAAATATAATATCTTTTGTAATAGTTTCACACACAGACTTTTTAAATTGTTCAAGATTTGGTTTTTCTTTATATTGTGGTCCATATGCAATCATACGCCAAGTACCAGGATTACCTGCTCTTCCTGCACGCCCTTTAGCTTGATCAATATTTCGTTGTTCATCTGTATCATATGTAATAATAACGTGAAGGCCCTTTGGTGCTCCTTTTTCATCATAATCATAATCAGTTCCTCTACCTCCTAAATTTGTTGTAACAACAATTTCACCAGCTTTTAATTTACGAGCATTTCCTTTATTAAATATTTTATCATAATTACTACTGAATATATACTGTATAGGAGTTTTTTTATTTTGTGTAAGAAATCTCATTAATTCTGTAGCAAACTCTGCATTTATACAAATTATTAAAATTGGTTGATCAGCACGCTCATTTACTTCTTTTAATAAAACTAATGCCCATTTTTTTAAATCATTTTCACTTAATCTTGGCTCAATTTCTTTTAATTGTGGAACTGCAAATTCAGGTAAAATAACTGGATCTCTTTTAATTTGAAATAATTCTTTTTGAAAATCTCTAAGATCTTTTTGTACACCTGCAGTTCCAGATAATCCAAATATTAATTCAGATTCTCGTATAAGTCTATTAAATGAATAGTATTGAAATTGAAGAGTAAAATCAGTCTTAATTATATTAAACTCTTTTATTTCTAAAAATTCTTGAATACCTCCAGAAAATTTCATATTTTCAATAACTTGTCCATTTGCAGATTGATAAAACTTGATTTCCTTATTTGCTGAAATTACATATTTTACACCATTGCGAAATAGTGTATTTGGATGATATACACTAAATGCATTTTGTATCCAATATTTATTTTCAAGATTCCATCTAATTTTAAACTTTGCATCATATTTTCCAGGATCTGCTTCAATAAATGTAGTTAAATCTTTAGAAATTTCATCAGTATATTTTTTTATTTCTTGATCATATGGGTTAGTATCATTAAATTTTTTATTTTGTCCTTTACAACCATATAAACAACAATATACCTTGATTGCAATATCAATAAATAATCCTTTAATTAATTGTCTATGTGGATCTGGACTTGGTTGATTTATTGTACCAGTCGCATTATCAATAAGTGAATAATCAGATTCATCTAATATTAATACACGAGGTACTGGTTTTGGATTAGCATCTGGTGGATTTATATATCTATATGTATCATTAATTGATTCATCCATGCATACAGTTTCTAGATTATACGCAGTTCCATAAAAAATACCACGTGGATCAGCTTTATTTTTTTTTAGATGACTTGGATAGAATATATTAGCTTCAACATCACATGCTTTAAATAAACTTTTATTTGGGTTTAATCCACCTTCTGCAAGATCGGTAGTTGAAGTAAGCATATGTACTGCAGGTTTATTTTGTAATTTCTGTATAAGAATTGCAAGCATTGCTATAATTTGTGTCTTTCCTTGACCTGTACCAGCTTGAAGAAGGAGATTTTCACCTTCTAAATATTGCAATACTGCAATTAACTGAGTATCTCTAGGAAAAAAACGTTTTGCACCTGTTTGAGCAACCTGAAGGCCAACTTTAGCAAGTTCTCTTATTTTAATAACATCAGGTTGCTGTAATTGTGGATCATTTTCTTCTATTTTCTTTCCATCTATTTCACGATTATCAGTTAAATAACCTTTTGCAAGAAAACAATCATAGACTTTAAGTTGAGCCCTAAGAAGTGTAATTTGTTCTTCAGTTAAAGATTTATATGGTTCAGTCGTTGTTTGATTTACAGATGGTCGTTCTTTTAATAAAGCGAATAACTCTTCGCGTGTTCTAACTGTAACACCTGGAGGGCCTGGTGATGGAGCGCGACCAATATAATCTTTTACAATTTCAAAATCACTATAGCCATTAAAAGATAAAGGTGGCGGTGGGCGAGGTGGACCTGGAGGTGGAGGTGGAGGTGGAGGTGGAGGTGGAGGTGGAGGTGGAG